ATACCTTGATATACCTTGATATACCTTGATATACCTTGATATACCTTGATATACCTTGATATACCTTGATATACCTTGATATACCTTGATATACCTTGATATACCTTGATATACCTTGATATACCTTGATATACCTTTATTATATCCTAATATCTAATATTTTTGCTATTGGCATACCAATCACTAAATATTTTTTTTGCTATCGCCTTATTATCTTTGTCTTCAATTTGAATTATAGGCATCGCTCGTTTATCATTATCTTTCTTGATTTCTTCGTATATATGTCTATCATCAAAGCTAATATCTGCGGCATCCTCGCGCGTATTGGCGTAATATATCTTGTCTAGCCGCGCCCAATAACAAGCAGCAAGACACATAGGACAAGGTTCGCAACTTGTGTAAATAGTACAGCCAGCTAAACTAAAATTATTACTATTAGCACACGCTCTTCTAATTGCGACTACTTCAGCGTGTGCCGTAGGGTCATTATTTACGGCGACTTCATTATGTCCCTCGCCAATTATATTACCAGCACTATCAACAATAACGGCTCCAAAAGGCCCACCAGTACTAATAGATGACAATTCAATAGCTCGGTTCATTAGCAATATGATAAGATAAAATTATGTTATATTGTATTATCATTTTTTATTTATATCTGTTTTATTGCTCACACGTGTTTCATCGCTGTTATTATGGTCGGCTACATCTTTTATTACCCAGTTATCTATACAGTCTGTGGTAAACGTATATGATTCATCGGTCTCCTCTTTTTTACATATTGGTTCATCAACTATTACGGTGCCTCCGAAAATAATATACGGAACATTCTTGCTTAAACTGATTAGCTTGACTATATCTGCGAACATTGGTATATAAGTATATATATTATATGTATAAATATAATATTTATATATCTTACAATCTATGATATCCGTTGATATAATGGGGGGTTTGGGTAATCAATTATTTCAGATTATGACAGCATTCGCTTATTCAAAAAAATACAGGAATCATCTAATAATTAAAAGAGAATCTCATAGCCCGAGCTGTACATATAGGAATGTCTATTGGAATAACTTTTTGGAAGGTTTGCAAAAGTATTTAATAAACGGCAATATAGATTTACCTGTATATAATGAAAAATCCTTTGAATATAATGAGTTGCCGAAAATATCAGAAAGCGATGATATAAAATTGAGCGGATATTTTCAATCATATAAATATTTTGACGAATATAAAAGCGAGTTACTCGCTGAGATAGATTGGTATGCTAAGAGAGATGCTGTAAAAAGCAAGATAACGGATGTTAATCCTGGCTATATGGTCTCGTTGCATTTTCGCATAGGAGATTTTAAAAACTTAGAAAACCATCCTATAATGCCTATGGAATATTATATAAATGCCATTAAATATATAGAGGCGCGAGAATCTAATGTAAAAATATTGTATTTTTGCGAAGAAGATGATAAGGATTTTGTATTCAATAATTATATAAATCCGCTTAGAACAATTTTTGAGAATATTACATTTACGCAAACGAAAAATAAGCTGGAAGATTGGGAGCAAATGATAGCTATGAGTTTATGTAAGCATCATATAATCGCCAATAGTACTTTTAGCTGGTGGTCGGCTTATTTAGCAGATGATAATGATAAATATAAAAAACTCATATGCTATCCGGATATTTGGTTTAATTCTACTTTAATAAATAATATGATGGATTTATTTCCTGGACATTGGATAATGTGCGAGACTCTTCAAAACAAGTATTTATTAGAAAATGTATATTATATTAATCTTGAAGAAAGGGTGGATAGGAAGGTATTGGTTGAGACGGAGTTGAAAAAAATGAAGTGGAAATATGAGCGCTTTAATGCAATTAAACACGAGAGAGGTATATTGGGTTGTTGCTTGAGCCATTTGGCTGTCATAGAGATGGCAAAGGAAAAAGATTTAGATTATGTGGTAATTTTAGAAGATGATATACAATTCTTACAGCCCGAGAAATACAATAAGATGCTGATAGATTTTAGGAACTTTGTTGAATCTAATTCGTTGGACTATGATGTATTACTTATAGCTACGAACATCCTTGACAAGGTCAGTGGCGTTATTCCTATTAATAATTATATATATCGCGTCGGAGCTTCTTATTCTGCTGCTGGCTACATAGTTAAAAAGCATTATTATGATAAGATAATAGCTAATTACAAAGAAGGGCTTAGATTATTGATAGAGAATCCTACTGTTTCTGGAAAATATGAGTTTGATGTCTATTGGATAAAATTGCAGATGGTTGATAAATGGCTTGTTTTATATCCGCGAACTGTTAATCAAAGAGAATCTTATAGCGATATCCTAAATTGTATGACAGATTACACAAAGCATATGATAGATATATGAATACCTAGATATATAATTATAGATTTGATTTATAATTTTGTAAATTATAAAATTACCTAAATATTCTTAGATTCTCTTAGCAGTTTTTGAGACACTGGAAATTCTTATTTTTTCCATTTTTAAATTTGAGTACATCTCTTGATTTATTTTGTAATTTCCAAAAAACTTTTGAAATTTTTGAAAAAACAGAAAGATGTACTCAAATTTTATTTTTCAACTTTTTAGAAATATTCAGTTGCTTTTTTAACACCATATATATCTCGTAGTTTTCTTAGATTTCAAAAGTTCATTATGAAAAATTTCTATAAAAATATATGAATATCCATATATATATATAATTATAAATTTGTAAATTATAAAATTACCTAAATATTCTTAGATTCTCTTAGCAGTTTTTGAGACACTGGATATTCTTATTTTTTCCATTTTTAAATTTGAGTACATCTCTTGATTTATTTTGTAATTTCCAAAAAACTTTTGAAATTTTTGAAAAAACAGAAAGATGTACTCAAATTTTATTTTTCAACTTTTTAGAAATATTCAGTTGCTTTTTTAACACCATATATATCTCGTAGTTTTCTTAGATTTCAAAAGTTCATTATGAAAAAATCTATAAAAATATAATTTATTACAAGGAGAATTTCAGTTAAAATGCATAGAAATGTGCTAATATAAAAGAGTAATCTGTAAAAATTGATATTTATCAGTTTCTAATCTAAATACATCTGTCAATCAATAGATAAAAACTCTTAGCTACATCTTAGCAAGCCAGAGAGCCTACAACAGCCTGTGAGAGTCCGCGAAAGCCTAAACAAGAAGGATGACTGCGATGGCTTATTGCATCTATGAGGGGAATGATAAGAATGTTTTCGGTAAAAAAATGAAAAAGAATAACTTCTACAAAAATATCACGTTGAGCGAAGATGAGGTATATTATCGCGGTATTGAAGAGGCTGACGATAATATATGTGTTGATTACGCGGACAGCGCAGACTACCCTGACAGCGCGGACTACGACTATTTCTGCGATTTAGTTTGAGGTTTGTTATCAATATACTCCTTATATCCCCCTATAAATACACCGTCCTTGAATATCATAGGAAAGTATATGTATGGTTTTATAGTATATTTGTGGATATATTTATAAAAATTATCGCGCTCTCTAAGAGTTAATAGATATTTATCACAGTTTACTACATATTTTTTTGTTTTTATATCGCTACATAATAGATTACAATATTTACAGTTTGATATTGTATAAATTGTGTAATCTGTTTTATAGGGTTTAACATATTTTTTATCCATTTTTATTCTATTATTACAAATGATTATTTACTTTTTCGTTTTATTCCATTCAATAGCTACCTTCTGCATTATTTGAGGCGCCTTCTCGTCAGGAAACTTTTTCTTTAATATAGCAAAGTGCTTCTTGACAAACTTATTGTAAGGACTCAAGGCTCTTTTGGCGACAACCTTAGAACCCTTCTTCTTTCTCGCACCCCCATCTTGCGCATCATTCGAGTTTTCGGGATATAAATCCTCCTCAATATCCTGCGTTACAATATCTTTAGTGTAGCCTCCTCTTCTTGCTTTAGCGGCTTTGGGTTTAGCTTTAGGTTTCCCTACAGATTTTCTTACAACTCTCTTTTTGGCGCCACCGTTATTACAGCATCCGGAACCTCCTAACATTACTCTACTTATTATTCTATTGTATATATAGATATTTATTTTTTGGCAGACATTATTTTTTTATGTTTCTTGCTATTTAAATGTCGCAGCATATGAAAATCTCTAAAACACACATATTCAATACCACACTCGCACTTTATAGTATTATGGAGCTTTCGCGTATTATATTCTTGAATCGCCCGCTCTTTATATTTTTCTTCTTCGCAATAATATTTGATTTTACACATATCACAATACATATAATATATCTTCTCTTTATCGTTTTTATATGAGAACTCGTCAAACGGTTTAACTTTATGACACTTGGTGCATTCCATAATAATTATAATGCCTAGAAATTATTATGAATAATCAATTTTTTTAGATATAAGATTATAGCAATAAAATATAATAATTATGAAACTATTGATTTTCGGCAGCAAAGGGTGGATAGGGAGACAATTCTGCGAATATTTGGATAATAATAATATTCTATATATTGAAAGCGATTCGCGAGCTGATAATGAGAAAGATGTAGAAAAAGAAATAAACGAATATAAACCTACTAACATCGTTTCGTTTATTGGAAGGACTTACGGAGGAACCTTCAATACCATAGATTATCTAGAACAGCCTGGAAAATTAGTTGATAACATCCGCGACAATTTATACGCGCCTATGATATTGTCAATATTGTGCGAAAGATACAACATTCACTATACATATATGGGAACCGGCTGCATTTTTGAATATTGCGTAGGCGAAGCAGGCGAAGCAGGCGATGCGGGCGAAGCAGGCGATGCGGGCGAAGCGAAAAAACGCGAAGATGATGTGCCTAACTTTTTTGGCTCTTCGTATTCCATAGTAAAGGGATATACTGATAGATTGCAGCATATGTATTCTAAGAATACTCTAAATCTACGCATTAGAATGCCTATCGTCAATTATGATCACGATAGGAACTTTATTACTAAAATTACAAAATATGAGTATGTCTGTTCAGTCGCTAATTCTATGACAGTATTACCCGATATGTTCCCTGTAATTGCCGATATGATTAAAAAGAATGTTGCTGGAACATTTAATCTATGTAATAAAGGCGCGATAACTCACAACGAGATTTTGGAGCTATATAAAATGCACGTGGATAATAATTTTACTTGGAAGAACTTCTCAATAGAAGAGCAGAATAAGGTACTTCTTTCAAAACGCTCAAATATTGAACTATCAACGGAAAAATTGTATGAATTGTATCCTAATATTCCTGACATTAGGACATCTATTGAGAACTGTATGATTACTTATTCGCGTCTTCTATAAGCGCTATTCCTTCGCGGCTATCATAATATATATCAAATAAATCCGTTAAATCGCTTATAGACCCGTCATTTATTATTTCAACATCATAAGGAATATCTATGTATTCGTTTTCAGATATATGTGTATCTCTCACGCCTCCGGCGCCTTCAACTATATTAATAGAAGGCCTACTTATTTTTACTATAATTAAAGAGCGTATCTTTGCCGAACTTTTTAATTTATTATATTCGTGTAAAAATCGCATATCGCTAATTACATAGGAATCGCAAGAATCGCAAGAGATACGAGATAGCAAGATATCTGCCAAGAAGCCTCTATTCGTGTTTGGGATTAATTCGTCAATAGCGTGTTGCATTATTTCGGTTCCAAAAAATTGCAACGCTTTGCGCGGAGATATTCCCCAACGCTCGTCAATAATTTCTTTTTCATCACCAACAGCATTATCTTCGTCAATTCCTACCTGAATATCATTAAAATTAAACAGCTCCCTGACGGCTTTTTTCAAGGGCTCTGCAAAAGATAATTTCTTAAATCCCCGAGTAGCCACTAAATGTTTCGCCAACACATCTTTACCACTCCTTTTAGCACCACATATAGCTATGATATTTGACATCTTATGTATATATAATATATAAGTATATTATTTCATATAACAAAATCAATTTTTAACATAATACAAATAAAAATAAAAATTGACATTTAAGAATTAATTAATTATAATTAACTAACGCACATTTGTCATATAATGTTTTCATCAAATAACTGCTGGGATATTATGGATACCTATTTTTTAAAGGGGGGGTCGCGAGAATCATCAAACCCTCTTGTTAAACACCAAATAGACAGTTATAATAAGTTTGTAGATAATACACTCGGACAAATTATTGCCGGCTTCAATCCTATCAAAGTCAAGGTAACAAATCCCAAGAGTGATTTATCAATCAACGACAATAACTATAAAATATCCATTAATATTCTTCAGCCGAGTATCACGAAACCCAGTTATCAAATGGGCGATGGAACGCATAATATTATGACACCTTATATTGCCAGAATGAATAATATGTCATATTCTAGCGGTATCTATGTCAACGTCCATATTGTTACAGAATACACTAATAAAAATGGGATGATTGAGAAGTTTGACAAAACCGTTAATAATATTTACATCGGCAAAATCCCTATTATGGTCCGCTCCAAGCTATGTGTTCTCAGTCAAATGCAAGGAATCTGCGAAGAGAATAACAGCGAATGTATCTATGATTTCGGCGGCTACTTTATTATTAATGGAAATGAAAAGGTCCTTATTTCGCAAGACAGGATTAATGAAAACAAGACGCTCGTATTTCATCCTAACAATAATAGCGAAGGGTTGTATGCCGAGATTCGTTCTGTTTGCAATTCGTCGTATCTTCCTCCAAAGACAACTTGTCTGAATATGAGCGGTAAATTAAATCATATGGGACGTATCATTCGTATCAATACATCGTTTCTTAGGTCGGAGGTTCCTGTATTTGTAATGTTTCGGGCTCTCGGTATTCTCAGCGACAAAGAGATTATTCACCACATTGTATATGATACGACGAAGGAAGAGAATAAAAGAGTCATTGCCGAATTGATGGCTTGTTGCGAGGATGCTTGTGATATAAAGACGCAAGAACAGGCTGAATGCGTCCTTATTAAGATTATGAACGGCTCCAACAAGAACAATGAGCATTCAGTAAATAAGACGCTTTTGCACAATAATTTGTTTAACGATTTTCTCCCGCACGTTGGCAAGAGTTATAGGAGAAAGGCGTTGTATATCGGCTATATTATTCGCAAGATGATTCGCATTTATCTCGGATATGATACATATGATAATCGCGATTCGTATATTAACAAGCGTGTAGATACTCCAGGAGTTTTGATGAGTAATTTGTTTCGCCAGTGTTATGGCAAATTGACGAAGGAGTTGAAGGTTGCTATTGAGAAAGAGCTTAGTATGTGGCGCGGCAATTCAAATACACCGCTTTCAAATATTATCTCGGATATTAGCATTCACCGGTTTTTCAAGCAATCTCTGTTGGAATCGTGGATTAAATACTCCTTCTCAACAGGCAATTGGGGTATCAAAAGTATCGGCAGTTTTCAGAATATTAAGCAGGGAGTTTCGCAAGTTCTAAATCGTATGTCTTATGCGAGCACCTTGTCTCATATGAGGCGTATTAATACTGCTATGGAAAAGAATGGAAAGCTCGTACAGCCGAGAAAGTTGGATAATTCACAGATTGGTATGATTTGTCCTGCCGAAACACCAGAAGGCAGTTCGGTAGGATTAGTGAAAAATATGGCACTTAGCACAAATGTATCAATTGCTATGAATAGCTATCATATCAGAAAAGTTCTTGAAGAATTGGGAGTAGTTATGTATGACGACACCTATAAATCAGGAGATAAGCCAGGAGATAATTTGGAAAAATCGGCAATTAATTTCCTAAAAAATATGGGAAATAGCTCAAATGTTTATATTATGGTGAATGGCGATATTATCGGCTATTATGATAAACCTATTGAGCTCTATAAAACACTGAAACACTATAAGAGGTCAAGTATCATTCACCCGATGACATCAGTTGTTTGGAATATTCAAAAATCAAACATTATTATCAGTACGGAGGCGGGGCGTATGTATAGACCGCTCTTTATTGTAGATTATGACTCTAAATTGAAAAAGAGCATATTGCGAATTGAAAAGATTTTAAAAAGAAAAAATATGAAATGGGAGGATTATATCAAGGATAAAAACTTTGACTATTTCATATCTCCCAACGAACCCTATGTTCCCCGCGAAGCTGGAGATGCTGAAGAGAAGGCTTGCGACGATGACGACGGCAATAGCGACGAGGGCTATTTGGAAGAAGAAGGATTTCTTGAATATATGGATTGTGATGAAATTAATACGGCGATGATTGCGACATTCCCTGCCGATTTGGATGAAGGAATTAAGGGAACGGCTCTTCCTCCCTGTTATACGCATTGCGAGATTCATCCAAGCTTAATGAATGGTATTCTTGGAGCTAATATTCCATTCAGCGACCATAATCAATCCCCGAGAAATTGCTATCAGTGTGCTATGGGCAAACAGGCACTAGGTATTTATGCAAGTAATTTCAACAAACGTATTGATACTATGGGGAATATTTTGAATTACCCGCAAAAATCCTTGGTATATACTAAATTATCAAAATATACTATGGCACACAAATTGCCTTCAGGAGTTAATGCGATTGTTGCGATTATGACACATACTGGATTTAATCAAGAAGATAGTATTATGATTAATCAGTCCGCATTAGACCGCGGGCTATTTACGAGCACTTATTACAAGGCGCTCAGGGATGTTTGCAATAAGAATCATAGCACGGGAGAGGAAGAGATATTTACGAATCCTAATGATAAAACTGAAAAGAAGCCATATTGTTATGATAAGTTGGATGAGAATGGCTTTGTCCCAAAGAATACTTATGTAACCGGAAATGATATTATTGTAGGTAAGGTTATGCCTAAAAAGTGTAATGGTGAGATTTCATATCAAGACAGCAGTCTTACGATGAAAACGAATGATGATGGTTATATTGATATGAATTATAATGGCATAAATAGCGATGGCTACAGGTTTTGCAAAGTGCGTATTCGCAAGAACCGTAAGCCAGAGATTGGCGATAAATGTGCCAGCTGTAGTGCTCAAAAGGGAACTATTGGTATGACATATAAACACCAAGATATGCCATATACTAAGGATGGAATTGTGCCGGATATTATTATGAATCCGCACGCTATCCCTTCGCGTATGACTATCGCACAGCTTATGGAATGTATTATGGGAAAAGCCGGGTGTCATATTGGGGCTTTTGGAGATTCTACGCCATATAACGACTGTACTGTTGAGGATATCGCGAAAGTATTGGAGATGTCTGGAATGGAAAGATATGGTAATGAGATTATGTATAATGGAAGGACGGGAGAACAAATAAGGACGGAAATTTTTATCGGTCCTACATATTACCAGAGGCTGAAACATATGGTAACAGACAAGGTTCATTGTCTTACAGAAGACCATGAAGTTCTTACAAATAATGGATGGAAACAAATTGCCGATATTAGTATCAATGATAAAGTGGCAATATTGAAGAATGACGCACTTGTATATGAAAAACCTGTAGAAATCTATAAATACCCTGACTACAAGGGATATATGTATAATATCTCAAATAATATGGTAGATTTAGATGTTACCATTGGACACCGAATGTATGTAGCGAATGCCGCGGGCGCAACATATAATCTTGTAGAGGCTAGTAAAATACAAGGACAGAAAATGAGATATAAAAAGGATTCTTTATGGAACGAGGTAGATTATCAATTGGATATTTCAAATGGCGGCAGCGACAGTAGCGATATCAAGCCTATTAATATGGAGGCATGGTTGTCATTCTTTGGTAAGTGGATTGCGCATAATGGAATTGATAAGGAAAATGCTATGCTTATAAACGAATATGGAAATAATGATAATAATGATATTGTGAAATATATCAATAGATTGGATGATAAATACAATTTCCCAGCGTGGGTATGGAAGTTGAGCTCAATTCAATGCAGGTATCTCGTAAAATCTATGGTATCTGTTAAGAACGATGATATCAAAAACAATTTTGAGAATATGTATTGTACATTAAGCGAGAGTTTGGCTGATGATATGACGCGCCTATTGATTCATGCGGGATGGAGTGGGATTAAATCGCGATTTAATAGATATTGGAAGATTACGATTATTAAAAATAAGAATAAACCGATTGTCAATGACCCAAATGATAAATCAAATAAGGAGAATATCTATTATTACCAAGGCGCCGTATATTGCCTGAGTGTATCTACTGAGGTATTTATGGTAAGGCGAAATGGCAAATCGGTATGGACTGGTAATTCTCGCGGTTCAAATGGGCCTATTGTTATGCTTACACGACAACCAAGTGAGGGTCGCGCTCGCTCGGGCGGACTTCGTTTAGGAGAGATGGAAAGGGATTGCTTTATCGCACACGGAACATCAAACTTCCTTGCCGAAAGAATGCTTCATGTATCTGATAATTATCGCATCTTTATCTGTAAGAAATGCGGGATGCACGCAAATGTAAATACAGATAAAAATATTTATAGCTGTAAATACTGTAAAAATAACACAGATATTGCACAGGTAAGAATGCCTTATGCTTTCAAATTACTAAATCAAGAATTATACACTATGAATATTATGATGAGATATGTTTGTAATTAGAATACGGAATGTATTAGATGAAACTTAATACTAGTGCTTTTAGGTATGATTTATTGTGGAAGGATGGGAGTTGTTAATTTCTTTTAGATTATCTAGAAATTTTTGTGCCTGTACTATATTGTTTAGATGATTGTTTAGACGAGGTGTCTTTAGGTTCGTCTTTTATATTAGTTATATCAATTTGTCCTTCAATTTTTTGATTATTTTGTAATGTATAAATTAATACATCACTCATCAATAATGAAAACATCTGAATTGTTATATTACTTTCTCTATTTAAAATTCTTAATCTGGTAGATTGAGTAAAAAAGTTTGCTATATTTGTTAAACTTTTAGTTGTTGTGTTTCTAAATTTTGAATATGCTGATGATTTTTCTTTTTCAATATTTTGTATATATTGTGTAAACATTTTTTCGTCAAATAATATATTTTTTTTGTAACTTTCGTCATTATTAAGCATTGCAACATTAATATTAGCATTTTTAATTGTAATTAAAAACATAATTATATATTTGCTATCAGTAATACTATCTAAATATGACTCTAATATTTTTTGAATTTGGTATTTCATTACTTTATATTTACTAGAAACATTATCACTAATAAAATTATCAACTCTTTCATTGTACTTTTCTGGATTTTCATCATCATTTTTCACAATATTTTTTTTTATAATTTCTCGTATTTTAGTTATATTTTCTATCATATGTAATAAATTACCAATTAGTATGATTAATGATGATTTTAATTCTTTCTCTAAACTAATTTTAGACATTAACCATAATCCTAATAAAGTAAATACACTCGCGATTGCAATTAATGATCCAAAAGTAGTTACGTTGCCTATAATAGTCGTCCCTAATAATCCTATACCAACAATAGTTATAAATGCTGACGAATATTTAGTAATATTTTCAGCTTTTTCTATATTTATTAGTTTATTGTCGTAGGTATTATAATTATGAATACCATGCTGTTTAAACATTAAAACTATAGCTTCAACTTTTTTCTTTTCTTCTTCATTTAAGGTATCAATATTTTTATATTTTTCTAAAAATATAAAAGCCTCTTCTATTCCACATTCTAATTTTTTTTTTTTAATTTTAGCTTCTTCTTGTTTTTGTTTATTAACAAATATATTAAATAAATTTGAAATTTTTCCACCACCAATATGTTCTTCGTAATCTGTTATTGTTTCCCTATTATATAAGTGTTTTTTTCTTTTAGATCTACTTTTTGTTTTTATAGTTGCTTTTTTAGGTTGGTCCTTTGTTTTTATAGTTGCTTTTTTAATATTATTTATAATTACTTTAACCATAATATCTATATATTTAATATATAAACATTTAATATATAATTTTATAAAAGATGGCGGATAATCATAAATTGTACAAAGTATTAGATGTTAGCAGAGATGCGAGCGATGATGAAATAAAGAGTGCTTATAAAAAGAAAGCGATGCAGTATCATCCTGATAAAAACAAGGGCGACTCTGAATGCGCTACTAAATTCAAGGAAATATCAAATGCCTATAATATTTTAGGAGATAAGGACAAGAGAGAAAAATATAATGCTTGTGGTGATAATAATTATAATGAAGGTTCTCAGGATAATATGAGAAGCCATCAAGATATTTTTGAAGCATTTTTTAGAGGACACGAACATGGCTTCGGTGATAGTTTTTTCAGTTTTGGAGGAGGCGGTAGAGGCGGCGGAGGCGGAGGCGGAGGCGGTAGAGGGGGGGGAAGAGGCGGGAATAGGCCACAACAAAAGGCTGATTCTATAGAAAGTGTATTTAATTTAACACTTGAAGATATATATGAAGGATTTAATAAGGATTTAAATATTAAATTGAAAAAATATTGCACGAGCTGTAATGAGGAATGTCCTGATTGTGATGGAAAAGGATTTATACATCGTATCCAAAATATGGGTATAATGCAGACTATATTTCAATCACAGTGTAATAAATGCGGAGGCGAAGGTATAGTGATAAAAGGCAAGTCTAGTTGCAAATTGTGTAGTGGCAAAGGATTTTACAATAAGGATATCAAGGCTACTTTGATTATACCAAAGGGTGTTAATGAAGCTTATAGGACGGCTTTTCCCGAATTGGGAGAGCAACCTAAGACTGATAATGTTAAACCGGGCGATTTAATAATTAGCATAAAAATAGAGGAACACAAACATTTCAAGAGGAATGGGAATGACCTTCATTATAAGACAGATATATCTTTTATAAACTCTATAATCGGCGAAGTAATAACCATACCATATTTTAAGGATACTATTGAGATAAACACCAAAATACTTGGTGTTATTTCAAATGGCAAAAAATATCTATTGGAAGGCAAGGGATTGCCTATATTAAATACTAATAATAAAGGCAATATGTTCATAGAATTTAATATTAATTACCCGAAAATTAAAAATACCGAAAAGCTTGACGAATTGAAGAAGCTACTTGAAGAAGTATTTGTTTAATCGCTCTATATTGCTATGCTATTTTTTTTGTTATCTATGGAATATAAGATATTGTATATAGCCGATAGATTTACAGATGTTTTATCAAAGCCGGCGTTTTTAACAAACTTTAGAAGTTCATATGCTTGTTTGTCATTTCTCACAATCTTATTATCATATCGCGTAATAATAAATATATACTCTTTAGGGTCTGTTATTACATTTTTGTTAATATAGAAGGTTTTTCCTAATGTATCTCTTGATGCACTGCTTTTATATTCGCCATTATCAGAATCTATGTCGGTATATTTTAGATATTCGTAATTATCTATTGTCAAATTATAATATACAAATCCAGGCGATGAAATGTCATCGTTTTCTACTTTATCCTCACTAATTATAATATTGCTAATATTTCTATTTTCTCCAAAAACGACATTTGTAGTTTTTGTAACAAAATCGTATTGGAGACAGAAGCTGAAGTTAGACAATGATTTATCCACTGTATTTTTTTTTATTAGATATACATTGTATCTGAACGGATATTCTAAGTTGTCATTGATTTCTATTGCCTGCTCTATTTCCTTGCATCTCTTTATATTACTTGCTTCTCTATAAATAACATCATAATACATTACTACCAAAATAAATATTACGAGGGCTATAAATATTAAAATGATGAAATGCTGATATAAAGACACTTTATAAGTATTGCTTGATACCTTTGATAAAGTGTATAATATGTAATAAGAATACGCCTCAAACTCCGATAGATATATATTTATTATATTCAATATCTCGCCAAAACTGCTTTTTTCTTGATTTTCTTGAATATCCATTTAATCTACAATAATATAATAAAATTGTATTTGTGTAATAGTTTTGTGTTCCCCCCGTATTCTCTTTATATGAATAACTTTTCGCGATTATTTTTAGCATAGAATATATCGTTTATTATATTAATATTATAGTTTTCGTTTTTAGAATATATCTTGGTGAATTTTATCAAATCTCTACCGGTCTCATCATAAGGCAATTTATTATTATTATCATCAACGAGTATATATTTAAATCTTTCTTCGCGCAAGATATTGGCATCTATATTTTCTATTTTTTCACTCTTCATAGTTCTTAGATTAAAATAATAAAATACGAGCCTTTTTTGTGCCTCTATTATAGGGTCGTTTAAAGCCGCAATATATTCATTCTGCGCGATTTTTATTTGATCTGTCTTATCGCTTATTTTTCCGTCTATAGCTGTGTTTTTAGCAATATAATCAGCATCTTTATCATCTAATTTAACAAGTTCGTTTTCAAGTTTAGCTTTTTCATCTTTTAAAGAATCTAATACCCGCCTTTTATTATTTAACACAAAATTATAGTCTGGTTTTTTGAAAGATTCTGAGCCATCATTGTAATCTCCGTAGTCTGTTCCATAATCAACTATGGTTTTTTTCTTCATAAAATCGTATGTTATTTTTAATACATATTTGGATGTTGTCGTATCTATTAAATCGTTATTGATAATTATAATGTTATAAACGAAAGGTTTCTTTATCCTATTATTATTCTCAATAGTATTTATTATTTTGCCACACTTGGATAATTTTTTAGCATCAGTATATATATTATCCCAGTATAACACTATGGATATCATAGATATGATGGCTATGAAAATAAAACTGAATAGCACTTCGTTGTAATTTGTTTTGGTATCATTGTATATCTTTTCTATTTGATAATTAAATGAATAATAGAACGATATTAAAAACTCAAGCTTGTCTAAATTATAATATATTGACGCAATGATAACAAATACAAAAATTAGAATTATCAACAATTTCAATAATGATATTATATCAAGCTTATACAACACATATAATATAATCATCAGAGATATGAAGGCATATAGCTTTAAATTATTATTAATAACCTCTGAACTAATGTTAAATATATTAGAAATAAATGTATATATTAATATGATAACAAGAAATACCTTAATAATTATTTCATAATCATAGACTATACTGGCTATCTCTTCGGCTTCATTTTCAATAGAATTATTTGATGAATTAGAATAACGTTCCTTATATCCCATTTATTCTATAATAATATTTTTAATTATACGGAGTATATCGGAGTAATTGAGCTTTAGAGTTTCATTGCTATTTTCATACCTACTTCCAAAGCCATTGTAGTGTTTTCTATATTTGCCGATGCGATATCATTTTCTGTAGTAATTATTGATAAATTTTTTAAAGTAACCGCGTTTGTCGTATGCTCTCTTACTTTCATAGCATCTACCATATACGTCTCTTTTTTCTCATAATGCTGTTTAGCTTTATTGTAAAGATTTTTTTCTAATTCGGTTATATATGTTCTCTGCTTTTCATATTGTGATCTTATAATAGAAGCAAAATCAATCTTATTTTCAAATCTTTCTCTTTTCTTAAATAAGCTTAGGAATAGCTTTAATAATCGCAACAAGTTAGTAATAGCAAAATTGAGGAATGGAGATTCTCCCAATATTATGTTAAATACTTCAACCAATTCATCAAATGGCCATTTATATGCCATCCAACTAATGAAAAATATATTCTTTATTATAAACCAAGCAGCTAAGGCTACAAATATAAGAATTGTTAAAGATCCAAAAATAATAGAATAAAAATTCATCAATCCTTCGTTATATATAATTTTATCAAATATAATTACGGGTATAACAGATACAGGCTGATTGAAGCCTACTGTATGGCTAAAAAGGCTTTCAACTGGCGAATTCTCAATTGCTTTATAAATAGTTTTTCTATAAAAATCGTATAATATTCCTATTAAACAAAAAAACCACACATATATAATTATAGCTATTATAGTCAATGACACTTTTATAAGTTTCAACGGATTCATTTTTGAAAAATATTTATTGAAAACATTTTTAATAAAACCTTTTACCATTTATTCTATTATGATATTTTTAATATCGCAAATATATGAATAATATTCTTTTTTTTTCTTTTTATTAATACCATATATATCTATAATATTTTCCTTCATTTCATTAATTATTTTGCATCTGTTATCGTTTTCTTCGTTTTCTTCTATAGTTAATTGCGAAAATATTGTATTTATTTGCTCGTTTAAATTGTATATATTGTTATTATAGTATATATCAATAATATAGCTTTCAATATCATCAATATCATCATAAATCTTCTCATTAAAATTATATTTTTCCTTCAATAATTGAATATACTCGTGTAGTTCATATAAAAAGCACATATTTGCCTTTGGTAGAGCCTGATAAGATTATGGCGTACTGTTAGAATGTAACAAGTTCACTGTATATATATCAATTTTTTATAGATAGATATTATTGTATGACATATTTATTATTATATAAAAATTGATTTATATGATATAACATATATCATAATAAATATGAGTGCTGTTAAGAAAGTTTGCATTAATTCTTCTAAGAATTATTATATGGGAACCGAGCTATCGCCTCTCCATTATGGATTGTCTGCGGAAGGCTATGATATCAATTCTATTATGGAAGGCTATGATAAAGAGCTGTGGATTGTAGATGTCAAAAACAACAAAAAGGTGTGGGTCAAAAACGAAAATCTATCTCGTATTACACATGAAGAACCTGTAATAAATAACATACTTTCTCTATATTGCGATGCTGAAGATATTGAAAGGATTAATCAATTAAAACAAAAGTGTGAAAAAGACGGCTCTTATAATTTAAAAGATATAAAGGAGTTTTATAATGTACGCGACGATTATTGTGGTGATATTCGCGACAATGAAGCAGGAGAAAATGGAAAAGAAACCGATTGTTCTGGTGCCGACCAAGAAGAAATCGGCAAAGGAACTTCAGGCGCTACGGGAACTCTAAGTAATGAATATAAAGAGGATAATATGTCAGAGAAGACTTTGGTATTAAATGGTGCTAAATGTATCGTCGGTGGTAATACTGGTGGTAATACTGGTGGTAATACTGGAGATGAAAATTATGACGGAGATGTATACCTAGATGATATTTTGAAAGGAGCTAAAGGAGGAAAAGGAGGAAAAAGCAGAAAAGGAACTTCTTCGGGAACTCAGGTACCTTCGGGAACTGTCGCGAAGGCAACGAAGGCTACAGAGGAAGGGAAGAAGGCTGATGCAAATTGTGTAGCGAAGGATGGCGAGAAATGTATAGCAAACGATGGCGATGATAAGAAGCCTACGGATTATAATATATTTGTTAAGTTTCGCCTAAATGAGCTTAAGGAGATTAGTACAAATAAGAAGGATAACTTTGAGAATGTCAAAATTGAATGGAGAGAACTGAAGAAAAATAAGGGCGAGCTTAAAATTGTTATGGAAAAGGCATATTCGTGGTTAAATCAATGTAAATAATATAAAATAAAAATTGATTTATTATTTAAATAAATAAGAATAATATAAAGTATATGAATATTATTAAATTGAATAAGCATAATAATATTGTACTAATTGATTGTAGCTACTATATTTTCCACAGATATTTTGCTACTATGAGATGGTATAAGTTTCAAAAAAATTATCCAGAAATTAATGTTGATGAAATTATTGAAAACGAAAACTTCATTAACGCATTTTATAAACATATTGGAAATGATATGAAGAAGATATGTAAAATGTGGAAGACGGCTCCTAACAATATTATTTTGTGCTATGATTGTTTGCGTAGTGATATTTGGAGAAATGATATTTATGATAAGTACAAGGCGACGAGAAGCCAGAAGAACAATTTTAATAAAAACATCTTTAGCATATTTAATGAGTTTGTTAATAAAAAGCTGGAATTGAAGAGCATCTATTCCGACAGATTGGAGGGAGATGACATTGTATATCTTACGCATAAATATCTGAAGCCGAAGATTGCTTCTAAGATTATTATTATTACGAATGACAATGACTTTCTTCAATTGGTAGATAAGAATGTCCTGGTATTTAATATGCAGTTCAAAGAATTGAAAAAGCGCGGATATGATGATGCGAATGTAGATTTAAACTTTAAAGCGATTTATGGAGATAAAAGCGATAATATTCCTAAAATTGGTACTGGAATTACAAAGGATAAGGCAATTGCTATCGCTAAACTCTCTAAAAACGAATTGCATAAATACTTGGTTGATAATAACTTTCTGGATAACTATGAGTTTAATATGAATCTCATCTCATTTGAAAAGATACCCCAGAAATATATTGATATCTACAACATCAATAACAAGATAGTCCTAGAATAATCCCTGCTATCCCTGCTATCTCTTGCGTATCTCGTGATTCTCGCTTTGCGAGCAACATTATATATATATTTTTATTTTTTTTTATTTAATCCCTTGAAGATAAAAATTGATCATATATAAAATTTAGTTAATTACTACATATTAATATGAACAGGCAACGTTCAATTATTGAATATGAACTAGATGAACTTACTATAATTCGTAAAGAATCAGAAATATTCAATCGTCAAGTTGAGTTGAATTCACTCTTGGGCAAAAACATTATTTTTGAAAACCAAAAATTGTGTGGAAAAGAAGTTAGAAACATATTTAATAATAAGTCAATAATTAATTGTTTAGTATATGGACCAACGCAAGTAGGTAAAACAGGTTGTATGACAGTACTGATCCTATTATACATCTTATCTAATCCTATTCCTATTAATAATATTTACATTATAACGGGCTTATCAGATGTTGAATGGAAGAAGGATACAAAAAATAGAATGCCCGACTCTATTAATAATAGGATATTTCATAGGGCAAATATGAAAAAATTTATAGCTGATATAAAGGGCAAAAAAAACTGCTTGATTATTATGGATGAAATACAAATAGCTTGTGAAAATAATCAAACAATTGAGAAAGTTTTTACGAAATGTAATTTTTACGATTTAGATTTTCTTTTAGATAACGATATAAAATTCGCTCAATTTTCTGCTACACCTGATGGAAATCTAAATGATATAAAGGGTTGGAAAAATCATTCAGCAATAGTTAAACTATCGCCAGGTCAAGGCTATTATGGGCCTAAGCAAGCTATGGAACAGGGAAGAATTAAACAATTTAAAGATTTAACCATCCCAGAAAATGTAGAAGAACTCAGAAATGATATAGAAAACTATCCAAACCCTAGATATCACTTAATTAGAGTGCCAAGTAAAAGAGGAAATAAGGATAAGACAACAAACAATCAATCAATAGTTATATCCAATTTTAAAAAAGTTTTTGGAGAAAATTATGAATATAATGAAAAATATCTTGAAAGCAAAAGAGATGATATTAATTGTATATTAGAAAAAAAACCTGAAAGAGATACATTCATTTTCTATTGTGAAATTTTAAGATGTGCTAAAACTCAGTGTAAAAAATATGTGGGCATTTCGTATGAAAGATATTGTATAAATCCGCAAGATTCTACGATTCTTCAAGGATCATTTGGAAGATTATGTGGTTATGATGATAATGGCGATAGCATATGTTATACTAATATTAAATCAATAGAAAATTATATTAAATTACTGGATAATGGTATGGAGTTTAAAAAAGGTATTGAATGGAATACAAGGACTACACAATATAATAAACAAGAAGACAATACATATAATAAAAAGGGAACATATAATAGTGTTTCACACATAGAACAATTAAAAGATAATATTGCAAAGCCTGATATTGAAAAAACTATAGTAAAACCATCAATTAAGATATTCAAAACATTTGAAGAAATGAAAGAGTTTTTCAAAGATGAGGGCAAATATCTTGGAAGAGGCCCTAATAAAAAGGAGAAGTACAAGGACGGAAACGGATTTTATACTTGTATTACGCAGTATGACAAAGATTATAAGGTTAGGACAAGAGAATTTTTTGAAAATATTGAGAAAAATAATAATTGGGGGTTTAATGATGGTGATGCAAAAAATCGGTTCCGTCTTTATTCTTGTTATTATGATATTACTGATTCAAACACTCTAGAATGGTGGCTAGTATATTATGAAAATTAGAAAGAACCGCAAAGCTCTACCCGCCCATATTCCTATATTATTGACATTATCTTATACATAAAATAAATATATATATATACATAGATTCTCTTAGCATTTATAGAGACACTAGAAAATCTTTATTTTTTCATTTTTAATTTTGAGTACATCTTTCTGTTTTTTCAAAAATTTCAAAAGTTTTTTAGAAATTACAAAATAAATCAAGAGATACGCTCCGCTACTCAAATTTTAATTTTCAAATTTTAGAAAAATATAGTTTCTTTTTTAGACATCATAATGGTAATACTAATATCTCAATAGCCCGCGTTGGGGGCGGGTTCCCCCACTATTATAAAAATACTTAGATTAATAGAGCAGTTATTGAGACACTGGAATATTATAATTTTTTCAATTTATAATTTGAGTACATCTCTTGATTTATTTTGTAATTTCTAAAAAACTTTTGAAATTTTTGAAAAAACAGAAAGATGTACTCAAATTATTCTTTTCAATTTTTAGAAATATCCAGTGTCTTTTTAAGTTATCATAATGGTAATATAAATAGCTCAGGATAGCCTTTTACTATAGCCTTTCTATAAAACCGCGTTGGGGGCGGTTTCCCCCATAGGTTCCCCCCATAGGGTTCCCCCATTTGAAATAAAAAAATTGCTATTGTTAGGTAATAATGATTGTGTATAAGTTGATGAAGGATTTGAATGAAGAAGAGATATTTAGATGTATAAGGTTGATAAACGCTAATTTTAAAAATAACAGGTTTAATACATATAGCAGCGTTATATATTATGTCGCTGGGAGTGATATCATAGGTTTTATAGGAATTAGTGATAATTATCTTAATCAAATATGCACTAATGTAAATTATAGGAATCGTGGGATAGCCTCTAAAATGATTAGTAGGGTTAAGGAGGAATTGGGGGCGGAGCCAATATATCTGTTTGTAGATAAGAATAAATCTACAACAGAATACCTAGTGAATTTTTATAAAAAATGTGAGTTTATCATAGAGTATGAAAATGATGTTGAATATAAAATGGGATATAAAAATTGATTAATATTATATAATTATATAATACTTACAATACACATAACATATACTAATGGAGAGAATTGAAGAAGAGCAAGATATTGATGTGTATATTGACGGTTCCTGTATTAACAACGGAAAGATTAATGCTAAGGCTGGCTATGGCGTATTTTTTGAGACAGATGATTGTCGTAATGAGTCTAATGTAGTTCAAGGGAAACAAACGAATAACACTGGAGAGCTAACGGCTATGATAAGGGCTCTTGAAATATTGAAGAAAGAAATTGAAGATAAGCGAAATATCAATATCTATACAGATTCCGAGTATGTTATGAAATGCACGGGTTCTTACGGAGAGAAGCTGGCAAAGAATAACTGGAAAACGAAGGAGGACAAGATTCCCCCGAATTTAAAGCTATTGCAAAAGATTTACGAGCTATATCACGGGAACAAGAAACATATCAAGCTACATCACATCAAGGCACATACTAATCTATCTGATAAACACTCTATTGGCAATAGCCAGGCAGATAGATTGGCGAACTTGGCAGTTAATCCCAATTTTGAAGAGCGCGACGAAGATATATGCGGATTTAAAAATCTTTCTGTTGTCGTCGCGAGTTCTGCAAAAAACTTCATTAATGTCTCTTATACTTACAAAGATGCCGTGAAAAAGTTAGGGTGTAAATGGGATATGAATAAGAAAAAATGGTATTACGAAGACAATATTAGCGAGGAAAACATTAAATCCATCAAGGATATTGAAAACCTCAGTTTATCCACAGAAAAAGAAAAGCCTGCGCGGAGCAATACTGGAGAATCCGGAGCTGGTACCGGCGCCAGCGGAGCATCAGGCGAATCTGATAAATCCGACAAAAGTAATAGGGTATATATTAAGGTCGCTTTTAAAAATAAAGATGCCGTTAAAAAACACGGGTGTAAATGGGATCCTGAGAAAAAATCTTGGTATTATTTCGCAGATACTGATAAAAATAAAATAGCAGAAATTATGAAACTTATCTAAAATGAAGGGAGTATGCGCGTGTTTGTGTGTGTTTGTGTGTGTGTGTGTCGCGCGCGCGGGGATTGAGGCATTTATGGGGGATACAAAGAGATTATATTTTTTATATAGTTGATATTGATTAATGGGAGGATAGGGCTACATTCCCATAGGTGTGTTTTGAGGAATGTTTGGATATTATAATTTACCGGATACATATGAAAGAGTCCTGAATAAATATCAGTCATATATTTTTTATATTTGTGATTAATGAGATGAATGCTATCTTTCGGGAGAACAATTAGCAGTTGGATGTTCGGGTCTAGGAAGTTATTGTTCGCGGTAATTACAGGAGCCTCGTGGGCGATTGAATGATTGCTGATATCTTTTAATGTAGGCGGATAATTATAGGGATAATACCATTCGCAGTCAATGCTATACCCTTTATAATATTGATATACCCAATAGATGCCTTTGATATAGTTAGAGCACGAATTGTAAATTACTGACGAATCTATGGTAATGTTATTTTCAAATATCATATTATAGTAGTTCTTATGCCATCTGCTATTATCATTGTATATCTTGTAGCATAAGTCGTCTTTATTTTTTAATCCATAATTATCACTCGGAATACTAGAATTGTTGAATATTTTTTTATTGATATATTTTTCGCAAATAATAAATATATCTTTGTCTTCCGTCATTGACAGTTGCTTGAAAATGTATTTCAGGCACTCATAATTAATGCTATTATCGCTTACAAGCAACCCAAATTCTTCGGTGGCTTTCCGCGCAATTGAGATAATCTTGTCGGCGCCATCGGCTTTAATATCCACGGTCAATAAGTGCGGGACAAAATCGTTCCCGAGGATTGAACACAAAGTACAATAGGATTCAATAATATCTTCCTCTTTATGAAGCTCCTTGTTAAGCCCCCACAAAAAGTTCAATTCTCTCAAGATGGCTACTCGCAAGTTATTAATATTCAAATAATTATATACTACCTGATTCGTGATTTTATCAACAGTTTCACGCATTAAGTAAATATTTTTAATATGCGACATCAGCGACAATATAATTAAATCGGCGTCAAGGCCGTTGATAATAATATTTTCCTTAGTGGAGCCAGCTGTCATCATCTTGATTTTTTTAAATATCTTGTGTTCGCCTTCGCCACATTCATTACTTCCGCTATATATAATTTCTATGTTATGTGTGGAGTATCTCACTTTGTTATCCATATAAACATTCATCTTTTTCATAAAAGCCGTCCCTGGCGTTATGGCATTTGTATCCCATACCGGCGTATTGACGAAGTCCTTATCCAATTTATTTCTGTAAATATTCAAATATCTGCGCTTTCTCTGTTGAATAATTTTAGCCGTAGGAGCTACGCCATCGGCGCATATGACATATTTTTTAGCCTTGTATAATTCTATGTAGCTCTCAACCTTATTCCAAATACCTTCCAAAATTAGTTCATCAATTTCTTCCGTCTTCATAGATTCAGTTCGTTTGTCCTTTAAAATCTGTTGGGCGACAGTATGGATTATGCCATTAAAATCAATACAATAAATATCTGTCCGCGCCGGTTTATTATTATCTAAAATATTTTGATATTTTTTTGTCAACGAATAAAAATAATAAGGAATACCCATAATAATTTACTATGTATATATACTATTGTATTTATATGATTATCAATTTTTATTTTTCTTTATATGATATTAGAATATACAAACAAAATAATGGGAAGTCGTACTATAAATATAAATGACATATTTTTTGGGTCAGAACAATCAAAATATGCCGGAATAGCGTTATTTATGACGATTATGATACTATGCGTGATAATATTATTCAGCAGCAGCCGAATACCTATTGGAGACAGATTTATGTTCGTATTATTTATATTAATAATATCTGTTCCTTCAATCCTAATGTCCTTGTTTGAACTAACCTGTATAGTTACTGGCGGCAATCTTAATACCCGATGGTGGTGCTGGCTATTGGCGTGGGTATTAGCAGTTATCATAATAGTATATTGCATTATGATAATAATATCTATGTTAATTTCTATGTCCGAGTACGATATGGCAAATGACAGATTAGATTACAGGACTGAAAAAAATAAAATGAGTAAAGATGAGGCAAACCTATATGCTAAAAAAATAATAATAGATGACAAGATAAGCCAACAAAAACAAGAATCAAAACCAGAAGTATATAATACTCCTCTTGCTTCTTCCTCGCACGCTACTCCCCCTACGCACCCTACGCACGCTACGCCACCTCATGTGGCACCTGTAATATCTACAGCCCATCGTACTCCCACAACTCATAATGATCAAGCGATGAACTCTTCAACGCACGGTGTTAATTCGCAACCTCCTCATTATCAAGAGCCAAAAGTGAGCGATGTTAATTCGCTACCTTATCCTAAATCATCAACTAATGATATTTATACAAATTATGCACCTCTCGAAGGAAGCTCTGTTGCGTCTGAAATGACAATACAGCACCACGATAAACCATTCCCTATGATGCCCGCTCCTTCTCAGCAATCTACCAATAGCGTTTCTTCGTTTAATGGTTATGACAGCACTGACAATTATTCTTCATATTAAATATAAGGTTGTATAAGGCATAATTTTCGGTTAGATATTATTTTTTACTATATAATAAATACATTTAAGAAATGTTTAATATTATATATTAATGTTATTAATTATATATTAATGAAGAAAAAGTATGATGAAAGTAGTAAGAAGAATAATTATTTTCGTCCGCAATGTTGTAGAAATTGCGGATTAAACGGGCATTTATACAAAGATTGTCCGCATCCTATAATGAGTTTTGGAATAATATGCTATAAGATAGTTAATGGAGAGATTAAATATATTATGATACAGCGAAAGGATAGCTTGTCATTTATGGAGTTTGTTAGAGGAAAGTATAATATAGATGATGACAAATATATTATAAAGCTGATTGAATATATGACGGATTCTGAGAAAAAACTGTTGCTTACAAATAATTTTGAGCAAATATGGAATTATACCTGGTGTCAAATAAATCAAGGGACTTTCAAGCATACGAAGGAATATATAGACTCCAAAAATAAGTTTGAAATTATTATGAATGATAGCAATATTAAAAGCATATTATCTATCAAAAACTTTAATAACAATAATGAATCAGAGCAAGAATGGGGATTTCCTAAGGGGCGAAAGAAGTTGAAGGAGGCTGATATAGATTGTGCCGTGAGAGAGTTCTGTGAGGAAACGCAATTGAACAAGAATGATATTGAAATAGACAAAAATATTATTCCTTTTCAAGAAATCTTTTTCGGCACTAATAATATTCTATATAAACACGTCTATTATGTTGCAAAAATAATAAATGATAATGCCGAGATACAGCTTGACAATACATGTATAGAACAAATCCGCGAAATAAGGTCTCTAAAATGGTTTAGTGATGATGAAGTATTGAATCATATCAAGAATCATAACACCGAAAGAATCAAGATATTCAAAAAGGCTCATAGCATAATAAATAATAATAAATGTTTAATGTAAATAGATAATGATTAAAATTAAAAGTTGTCCCGAAGGGAAAGAACTTAATCCTATTACAAAAAGATGTGGTAAAAAATGTAAAGAATTTGAAATAAGAGATTCTAAAACAGGGTATTGCAAAGCCTCTGGAAAATGCCCCGAAGATAAAGAATTTAATCCTATAACAAAAAGATGTATTAAAAAATGTAAAGATGGAGAAATTAGAAATGTAAAAACAAGAATGTGTGAAAAAAAAAAGCAACCTAAACCTTCCAAGCCTATTCCATCTTCTAAAAAATGCCCCGAAGGGAAAGAACTTAATCCTATTACAAAAAGATGTGGTAAAAAATGTAAAGAATTTGAAATAAGAGATTCTAAAACAGGACATTGCAAAGCCTCGGGAAAATGCCCTGAAGATAAAGAATTTAATCCTATAACAAAAAGATGTATTAAAAAATGTAAAGATGGAGAAATTAGAAATGTAAAAACAAGAATGTGTGAAAAAATAAAGCAACCTAAACCTTCCAAGCCTATTAAACTTCAAAAACCTACTAAATTGATTAAACAACCTTTACCTCCTAGAACTCCATCTCCTCCTAAAGATTCGCCTTTACCTCCTAGAACTCCATCTCCTCCTAAAGATTCGCCTTTACCTCCTAGAACTCCATCTCCTCCTAAAGATTCGCCTTTACCTCCTAGAACTCCATCTCCTCCTAAAGATTCACCTTTACCTTCAAAAACTAATTCGTCTTCATCATCTAAGAAAAATAGCAAGGGTTCTGATAATGACATAGATTTATATTATCCCGATATGGATGATGAAAATTTTGAGAAAAAAATAGCGAGAAATAAGGAGTTTTCAATACATAAGATAAGGAGCTTTCCGACTATAAGAACTGTTGAAGATTTTAATAAGGTAGCTAATGAATTGTGTGGTAAATTTGAAACAACCCTATATCAACATTTTATAAGCCAGTATTTATCACATAGAACTCCTTACAAGAGCATTATGTTATATTATGGCGTGGGTGTTGGCAAAACTTGTACGGCAATTACATTAACTGAAATGATATTATCTACAAAAACGATGGATACCACAGAACCGCATATATGGGTAATAATGCCTCAGGCGTTGGAAGAGAACTTTAATAAAGAAATATTCAACTATGATATTAAAGTATTCAAGAATTTATTTAATCAATGTACTGGGGATAACTATGTCAAATTGCTTAATATAAACGAGAGCTCCTTTAATGAAAAGGATAACAAGGACAATATTAAAAGATTATTGAAGAATAGATATGAGATTTTTACATATGACAGCTTTATGAAGCGAATTAATGAAAAATACAAGGATAATATTGTAGAAAACAAGGTTATTATAATAGACGAAGCTCATAATATCAGAAGTACTAATAATAAGGAAAAGGGTACATACAGTACTCTCAAAAAAATATTAGAAAACGGGAGAAATAATAGATTGATATTATTGTCGGCGACGCCTATGTATAATGAACCGCGAGATATCCTAGACCTCTTTAATTTGATGTTGATAAATGATAAGCGCGATAACATATTAAAAGAATATTACAATGTGTTCAATAACAATAACAAATTTAAATTTGACGATAAGGCTAAGAAATTAATTAAAAAGTTGTCTTCAAACTATATATCATATTTAAAAGGGAAAAATCCATTTACATTCGCCTTAAAATTAAAGGCGTCTTATAACAGCAATATAAAAATATTAAATGTTGAGCCAACAAAGGATCCTTCAAATAATTCTATACCTATTAAGGAATTAGGATGGTTAAAATATATAAATGATGATATAGTAATCTCAAAGCTGGGAATATGCCAGAAGAACAAAATAGAAGCTTTGAAAAAAATAATAAACAAGATTAACTATAACAATATCCAGGAAATTGATGAGAATGAACTAAACGACATCGCCGTTGACGCCGTTGACGGAGCTGACGGAGCTGACGCGGACGCCGAAGGATTGTCGCAGAGTAAATCACAGAATCAGAATATGAGATTATTACAACCGATGAATATAGTATATGATAATGATATAGGTAAGGTAGGGTTTAATTCGTTTTTCAGGAATATTGAAGGTACAGCGAGCATATCCGTTAATTACAGTGAAAAATATAAAAATGCCTTGTATCCTACCGAGGAATATTTGGGTAAATATTCAGGTAAATTTTTGAATATATGCAATATAATAAGGAAATCAGAGGGAATAGTAGTCATATATTCAAGATTTGCTTGGGCTGGCATTATACCCCTTGCGATATGCTTAGAACATTTAGGATATTCCCGCGAAGGTACAAATAATATATTGAAAAACGCAGAAATTGTCAAGGACAAGCCAGTGTATAAAGATGTATCTAATCCAAAATACTGTATAATGACAAGTGATAAAAAAGAAATTATGGGTTCTACTACGATTAATAATTTGATAAAGAAGATTAATGATGACAAGAATATAAATGGAAAGGATATCAAAGTAATATTGATAACGCAAGTAGCAAGTGAAGGCCTAAGTTTTTATAATGCCCGCGAGATACATTTAATAGAACCATGGTATCACTTTAACAGACCCGACCAAATTATAGGTAGAGGCATTCGTAATTGCAGACATCAAAAGTTGCCATTTGAAAAACGCAACGTAACTGTTTTTATGCACGCAAGTGCTAATGATGACGCGGAAATGCAGAAGACAGAAACAATAGATATCCACGCCCTAAGAATATCTACGAGGAAATACATAGAGAGCAAAGAGATTGACAAGATAATCTCAGGCAATTCGCTTGATTGTTCCTTAATGAAAAACATTAATTATTTTCCGAAGAAATTATTTGAAATGGGAACTGTTGATATATTAACATCTCAGGGAAATAAAATAAAATACGAATTGGGTGATAATGAAGATTTAGAACCTTCTTGTGGCTTTAAGGATTATGATAAGGATGATGGGGATGATGGGGATGATGGGGATATCGCGGGGACAGCTGACATATCTGGATATAGAAGCGATGTCTATAAGCATCTTTTAAAAAGAACACAGGCAGCTATTAAAAATAAATTGCTTAAAATGATAGAAGATGATGTATATTATATATCATATAAAGAGTTAATTGATGATATCGGCGAGGATATTGATATTGACGAAGAAATCTTGATATATACTATAAATAAATCAATAAGGCCAGCTGTAATTATTGACAATTACCATATAGAACATCACAACCAGGGTATTAAACTCAGCATTATAGATGATATTATCGGCTCCAGGAATGGAGCTAAGGCCACAATGGCAAAAATTAAAATAAAAATGAATGTTGAAGGATTAAATGATACTGTTGTTAGTGTTTTAGATGACAAGAATAGCGACGATGACATAGATAATATCTTGAAAATTATTAATATAGATTATACTAATATTATTAGTACAACGATATCTATATATTTCAATTTAGATGACAAGATATTTAAAAGATTGGTCGAATATATAATAGTAAATTATGCCAAACTAGGAGACCTTGAAGATAATAGAAAGGCAGAATTGATGTATGTAATTAAATGCTTGGATTCGCAAGGAGTTTTTATAAGAAAGAAGGAGTTGCCATCATATAATAAGAATAATAATAATGATTATATAGGATATATAAATATATATAATATTGAAAATAAAAATAATGAAGACATTAAAAATCTTGATATATCACTATATAATAATGTGGAAAAACGATGGAGTGAATCGCTGACAATAACAGAACAGAAAGAGTTTGCCAAATATCGCAATAGTAAAATTATTGTAATACCTGAAAATATGGAATTGGAAGAAATGCCCTGGGGTATTATAGAGCCGCAATTTATTAAGAAGGATAATATAATTAAAAATACCTTTAAGATATTTTCTACTGATGCTGTGGTTGGCAAAGGGAAAAAAATAGGTCGCGTATGTACATTCTATAATAAGACAGAACACAATAACTTTATTAAACAAATAGAAAAAGATAATGTATCTACAAGAAACTTTAAGGATATTAAAGAAATGTTATGTAAGCATATAGCTCACAAATTGATGGAAAATAAGAAACTCGTTTTATTTCCTCTGTTCAAATAATCATATCTCAATTACTCCATTATTTTTATTATAAATAATATTTTTATCATTATATATTACGCATTTATCAAATAAGAATGATATAAATAATACTGTTGATTTATTGAATCTGTCATTAGCAATTCCGGACATTATTTCGGCACTCTTAGTGATACCGAAAACTTTATTGAACTCTTTTGTAGATATAAATTTAATTATTTTATCTCTCACATCATCGCGATATGTATCATATGTCAGCGATTCTTCCAAAATTATTTTCATAGGACTATTTTTATGCTTATTCCCCATTTTTTGAGTACTTACCTTAGATTCATTTTTAGGTTCTTTATTTGGAGTCGCTTTATTTACAATAGGAAGTAGCTTAGAATGAGCTACTCTCGGGATATCTTGTATAGTTGCGGGCAGTGTATGAGAATCTACAATAATACCAGGTAATCTATTTGCAGGAACAGGAATTACATTTAGAACTTTGGGGATATTTACGGGTGTAGGTATATGTACTTGGATGGGTGCAATGCCTGAAACTGTAATGCGAGCAGATGAGGTATTTTGTTTTTGGGAGCTGTTTTGACAAAATCTTTCATATAGCTCAGGTTTATCATTCATCCATATAATATCACTGTCTTTTGATGTCGGAAGCTTATTCGTCAAAATATTAATCATTAGATAATATAGACATCTAATTTATATATCATTTTTTATGCGCTTATTTATGGTAATGCATTATGTAATTACATATTCCTCGTACTTTAATTCGTTCTCCAAGATATTTACAGGGACAACATTTTGTTTCATAAATTTTTTTTTCAGTAAATAGAACTTCATACTTGAAGAGAATTTCTGTCTTATATTATTATCTGCTGTATCGTGTTCTACTATTTTGCTATTTACATCTTCTTCTTTAACGCATATAGTTTCATTCAGTAAGCTTTTCATCAATTCGTATTTCGTTATTTCGTTCTGCGATTTAATACAAAATAATATATAATTATTCAGCTTCTCTAATGTATCTTCATTAAGCCAATTTAGATTTATAAAAACCCCATTATTATTCTTAGTATAGTTCTCGCCAGTCGCTAATATTATTTTAAATAGCTCTATTATTTCAACATTAGTCAGTTGACTTACACTATTCTGTATATTTTTACATAAATCTTTTTTATTCATAATATATAAATAATATAAAAATCTATTTATATAATAAATAAAATAATTTAAGGAAACATATTATTAATCTCCATAATTGTCGTCAATATCAAACTCTCCGCCTTCTGAATAATCATCATCTATATCTTCGTCATCTTCATCTTCATCTAATTCTTCATCTTCTTCCTCATCTTCATCAATGTCATCATCAAACTCTAAGCCGGCACCGCCAGTATGTTTTGAGGATTTACTTTTACTGAATTTATAATTTCCTTCTTCGTCATCTTCTTCTTCGTCTTCATCATTGAATATTTCAATACCTTCGCCTTCGTAGTTAGCTTCATCTACTTCTGACATATCTTCTTCGTCAATTGATAAATTGCCATCTTCTATTTCATGAACCTGGGCGATGTCGTCCTTATCTTTGATTATTTTTCCGACAATTGAAATCATATTATCATATAGCGTGAACTTTTTGCCACATACTTTAACATTAACAAAGTCCCCGATTTTAATGCTATCAATATTAACTTCTGATTGTATTCCTGAAGTAATTTTAGGAATGCAAACTTCCAATATAGCCATTTCTTCGTACATTCCAATAGCTCTTAGACCTAAATTATTTTTGGCTATAATTTCGCATTTAATAATAGAGTCTTGTGCGGGATTACATATCTCGGCAATACAGCTCAAATCATAAGCGATATTTCCGTTTAAATGTGATTCTTTAAAATATCCGGCAGACCTCTTAATTATCTTTATAGTATCTTTTTTAATATATCCGTGCTTACTACAGCAGTTTTCAAGTGTATGTCTAACCTTATCATAGATTATTGAGTCAAAGTTTGCTGTAATTTCTGAAGGAACGAGAATAATAGTAGTATTGAACTTGATTGGCATAAACATTTTATTAGCGGGCATTTATAAATATGTTATTAATCTATAAGAATATATCATTTTTTTATTTATATAGTAAAAATTGATATATAAAATCTATAATATCTATATTTATTAGAGAATATACATAATGGAAATATTAAAAGACGATGAAATATTTTCAATTATTGATACGCATTATTCGCTAATTCAAGAGAATAACAGCGGATGTTTAATAAAGTTGAGTAATTCAAGCGAATGGGGCGAAAATGAGTTTGCAAACTTTATAAATGTTATGAAAACCGAGAAATACGACGAGACTATTGAGAAGCAAACGCTCCAAGTAATGACGGAAGATGTTATCCTTGAAATAAGCGATAGCAACAATATCCTGAAATATTCCCATAATCCAAACTATATTGATTACAAGGATAAGAGCGCATCGTTCTATAAATACAAGGTGCTCGCGAAACACAAATATGACCAGTTGTTTAACTCCGAGCTACAATTTAAAACAGTTGCAAAAAAACTCGTAAGCAAAGAGAATCTCCCCGATAACTGGAATGATATCAGGAAGTTTTTTAAAATAAACAAGAGAATTGTTTATACCGACAAAAAAACCAATATGCGGTTTATTGTCAATATATGCAAATGTAATAAATATGATATTGAAGAGACTGACGATAGAGACCTATATTATAAATTGGCTAATTCTAAGATTATTAAATCTTCACAGAAATACGAGTTTTTTCTTGATATAACAAATGCGTCCAAAGATATTATATTGGAAGGATTAATTAAAATGGAACAGGCGCTTTTTCTATCGCCATACATAATCTCAAAAAAACAGCAACAAGATGTCATAGCGAATTATTCAGATCTCGTTTCAAAAGATATCGCAACGCGCTACTATAACTATAATAATCGCGATAAGAAACCCGATGATAAAACGAAGCCTGTATTATTAACCCCGAAGCCTGTTACGCTTGAGAAAATCAATATCTTAGAACCTGACGAATACACCGGCATTAGCATATTATCGGAATACACAGTAACCGAGAAAGCAGATGGTGAGAGATTGCTTATGTTTATAGATAATGCAGGGTATGTATATTTAATTGATAATACATACAAGGTAATAGACACAGGGCTTCGCTCTACAAAGGAGCTCTATAACTCTTTGATTGACGGCGAATATATATCTTGCGAAAAAAGATTGGATAAATCAAATGTTGGGCTCTTTGCGTCCTTTGATATGTATTATTATGGAGGCAAAAAAATCACAAGTCTGCCGCTTATAGAGGACGAGGCCAAAGAAGACAGCCGATATAAATATTTAGTCAGTAGCGGCAAATATATTAAATCGCGCGATGAAGGCAATTCAATTGATTATATTGTCAAAGAACATTTATATAGCGATAGTATCTTAAAGGATTGCGATAATATATTGAAGAATGGTTCAAAATATCCGTACAGTATAGACGGCCTCATATTTACTCCCGCTAAATTGGCGTTGTATTCTTATTATAGCAATAAGCCCGTTGAAATAACCGAGCGAGTTAAATGGGATCGCGTTTTTAAATGGAAACCGCCCGAGCAGAACTCTATTGACTTCCTCGCCAAGTTCGGCAAAGTTATTACGGTGGATGGCGAGAAATACAGGGAAATGTTTCTGCACGTAGGATATAACGCCAAGCACTATGATAAATATACCATAAATAACGCTTTGCGCGAGCTGTATGATGCCGAATATAAGAAATTGAATAAAGAGCAATCGGGCAAATACTCTCTCAAATTATTTAAGCCGAATAACTATTATGCAGAGGGTATTGAGAAATCCTATATTAAGCTGAATGCCCGCGATGAAGCTCGTTGCGAAAGTGGAGAATTGATAGACGGCGACAAGATAATAGAATATAGGTATTTATTGGACGAAAATATAAAGCCATCTATGCGATGGATTCCTATGCGTTTGCGCGAAGATAAGATGCGTATCTATAATACCGGGGAGATTTCTAAAACGGCGAACGATTATTCGGTTGCTATTAATATATGGAGTTCCATACATAATCCTGTAACCGAAAGCATTATCCGCGGCAAGGCTCCTATATTAAAAATGGATGCCGGGAACGAGTTGTTGCAATCCGACGATGTATATTATTCGCGAAAAATCAATCGCGACGGCCTATTGTCTGTTAATATGCAGCAGTTTCACAATATATGTATTAAAAATATGTTGTATTCCAAGCAAAAATATAGGGGCAGTTTGCTGGAATTGGCTTGTGGCGAAGGCGGAGATATGAATCGTTGGATTAATAATGATTATAGATTTGTTCTCGGGATTGATTATGTCAAGCACGGCATATACAATACTGATTCGGGGGCTTACAGCCGTCTCATAGGTAAAAAAGATGACTATAATAATAAGGGCGGCGGACACGGCGGCAATAAGTTCAAGAAGTTTCCCTTGCAATTCCCCGATATCGTATATGCGGCTGGAGATTGCAGCAAACCTATAATGAACGGGGAGTGTTCGCTATCAATAGATGACGAGGAGAGCGCGAATATCATACAGCTGGTATTAAATAAGCGCGGTGGGAATATTCCGGCGCATTATAAAAATGTTGCTGGAAGGGGCGCTAATGGATTTGATGTATGTGCATGTATGTTTGCGATTCATTATTTCTTTGAGAATGAGGAAAAAATAAATACATTCTTGAATAATGTGAGCTCTATGTTAAAGGTTGGTGGAACCTTCATATGTACTTTTATGGATGGCAAAAGTGTCGTCGGTGCTATAAATGCGAACGGCGGGGATATGGTAGAGGGACGCAAGAAACTCAATAAGCGTGTGGAAGATAAGGGCGTTCCCTTGTGGGCTATTATTAGAAGGTATGATGCCGAAAGCGGCGGCAGCGGAGAAAAAGATTTCAATAAGAAGGTTGATGTTTATATAGAGGCTACTAAGAAGTTTATTCCTGAGTTTATAGTAGATTTTGATGTACTTATTAGAAAATGTAAGGAATACAATATAGAATTGGTGGAAAGCGAGCTATTCTCGCAATCCTTTAACAAAATCAAGGCGAGATATACAGACCCGAATGTTAAAAAGAATAACATATACAATATAATAAGCGACCTAGACAAGGAGGAAGAGCTCAAACAATTCAGTTTCTTCAATCGCTGGTGTATATTCAAGAAAGTGTAGGATGTGTCTATTCACCACAGCTTTATATACCAATTAAAAAACATTTGAATCCTCGTTCCTTAGCTAATTTTAAAGGGAACCTTCTTTCTGGTTTTTTCTGTAAATCTTTTCTTAATAATTCTTTTGTAGTTCTTTTATTATACCTCCCATAACATAAATCATAAATATTTATGAATATTTTTGTTTTAAATAATTTCCTCGCTTTTGTAAGTGATGTTTGTGGTTCTTCTCCAAAAATCTCAAGTAGTTCATTCAAAAAAGTTAGGTTATTATATATATCTCTTGCTATCCTAGCTATATCTTCTCTTTCTGCAATTATATCTTGTATAATATCACCTATTCTTTCGTCATTAATAATTTCGTCATATTCAAATCTATTTAATTTTTTAATAATGTCTTTATAGCTAACTCTTTTTTTTCTACATTCATTCTTTAGAGACACTATAAGTTCATCATATCTAGACATAAATTGATATGTATATATATGTCATTATATACCTTATTTTTATATAATATGTTTTTGTATTCTAAGAGGAACCAAGTTTTTCTAAAATTGAAAATTAAAATTTGAGTAGCTGAGCGTATCTCTTGATTTATTTTGTAATTTCTAAAAAACTTTTGAAATTTTTGAAAAAACAGAAAGATGTACTCAAATTATAAATTGTAAAAATATAAATATCTTTGTGTCTCTTGGATAGTATACATTTGCTCTACTATTTGTATAGGTAGGAGCTTGGGGGGGGGAGCTGGAGCTGGAGGTGAAGCCGTGGGCAATTTATATTATATATTTTTTATTTTTGAGAGGCCTCTACAGATTCCTCCTTATTCGTATATAAAGCGTTATTTATTTTTATGTATATAATTAAGATGATATTATTTTATAGTATAGGATGTAATCACAGTAAAATGTTATTGGATAATGTCAGTAGATATGATAAGGATAAAAAGATAAAGCTTGTACCTATTGATGAATTGAAGAAACAAAATATAAATATAGAGACAAAGATACATACTGTCCCTGCTTTTATGATATTGCCAAGTAAGGAAATATTATTTGGCAAAGATGTATTTGATTACTTATTATTGCCCGGGCGAGGCTTATTATGTAGTAGTCAAAGTACTAGATTGGATAAAAATATAGCTGATAATAATGCCAAAATAGACAGCGCTATAAAACCTATGGAAATAGCTGTCGGCGAAAATGATCCCCTGTCCTTCTCTTTGAATAGCTCTAAAATATCAGATAACTTCTCTACAATTGAAGAAACAGACGGTGTATGTAATGATAAAAATTACAACTGGGATTTTATAAATAATGATAAAAATATCAGCGACGGCATATCAAATATTAATATTAATTTTGATGAGAATAAGAAGTCCGGAATGCCAACCGTAGAGCAACTTATGAAGGAGCGAGACAACTTGAAATTATAATGAATTTGTCTTGAAATATATATAAGGAATATTAAATATATTTTATTATAGAGATAATGTCAAACCAATATGTATTTAACCAATATTATATTGATTTTATTAAAAGATTAAAACAGTCCGCTAAAAAAATGAAGGAAGATAATAGCGATGATAATGAGAGTGATAGCAAGGTAAGCGAGGATAATTATTTATTTGCCAAGACTATAATTAAAACTATTAAAGCCAACTATACCACATTTGACAAATCCTCAGACGAATATATTAAATATATCAATACTCTTCCCGAAACTTTCTGGACATCTTATGTTGATGCTGAGGAGAGCAAGATAGACGAATGGTTTGATTTGGAGGAAGTCGGAGGAGTACAGATTTTTACTAATATAAGCGTTAAACAAATACAGCGATTAATTAACGACAATTTTCTGTGCCATCACTTCCTAACTGTATTTTATTTGTTTAAGAATGATTTGAGCGACGAGGAGGTTAAGAAATATATCAAGATATTTCAGGAATCCAGCGAAGAGCTGTTGAATGAAATAGAGAATGAAGGCAACAAAAAGATGATTGCTCGTCTCAACTCTTTAAAAACCAAGAATATCAAGGATAAAACCAATCTAAATATGGCAGGTATGGAAGATACTATGTTGGGAAAATTGGCGAAAGAGATATTGGAAGATGTAGATATTGACAAATTGCAAAAATCTATTGGCGACAGCGGGGATATTCTGAAGGCTATTGGCGACCCTGATAGTGGATTCAGTGATTTAATATCAAATGTAAGCCGAAAAATGGCAACTAAAATATCTAACGGCGAATTGAAACAAGAGAATCTTTTGCAAGATGCTATGAAGTTTGCTTCTATTATGCCCGGTATGTTTGGAAATCAAAATGGCGGCACCGGAGTCCCTGGTATGCCGGGAACAGCAGGAGGTCCTTCGGGCGCTGGAGCAGGCGGAAGTGGTCCTGATATGGCGGCTATGATGAAAATGATGGGGGCTATGATGAATAACAAGGAGGGTATGGAGGCATTCGGGAATATGATGAATCCTAAGGGAAAAAAGAAGGATACGCGAACAACTTTTAATAAGAATGCTTATAGAAAATCTATGGCAATTAATAGATTGAAAACTAAACTGGATAGAAAACAGAAAGATGGGGAATAAAAATAATATAGATATTAGTATTAGAATAAGAATAATAATAATTAATAATGTTTTGGATAGATAATTTGAACGAATTATTTAACCCCGTGTTATATCCAAATATAAATATGACAATTGAAGAAAAGATAAATGCAATAATCAGGCTTATATTATTCATAGGTATTATAGCTACATTAATATTCAATGATTCGCGATATATATTGTTTATATTGATTATAATGCTTATTTCTATATTTATATATAATTACCAGATGGAAAAGAACAGAAAGATAGAGAAATATCTTAACGATAATGATTTGGATATTATTAATAATGAGAAATGCGTAAAGCCGACACAGGAGAATCCCTTTATGAACCCGAGTTTAATAGGGAACAATAATAAATATGATTCGTGCTCTATTGAAAACGAGCATATCAAGGATAACATAGATTACTTTTTTAATAAGAATGTATTCAGAGAAACAGATGATATATATGATAAATCTCTGCTGGATAGACAGTTTTATACAGTTCCTTCAACATCTATACCGAATAACCGTGAAAAATTAGCAAGCTGGCTTTACGATAGAGGACCCTCTTGTAAGGAGAATAAAGGAGAACAATGCTATGATAACCTTTATAACAATATAAAGAATACCGCACATTTCTAACATTTTTGCGCACACCAGGATACAAATGCGATGTATGCTATACTTAGCAACTACTTATTTTTATAGATATTATAATTTCGGGGGATATGCCAAGATATATAATAATTAAATAATATAATTAATATATAATGATAAAGAAAACTACGATTAAGTTTGATATTGAGGTTAATGAAGATAATACGGCATCAAAGGAGATAGAATATAAGAATTATTCTAAAAACGGCAATAACGAGGAGAACTTGCTAACCTATAAAAATATAATAAAGTACGATGCTGACGGTAATAAATGCGATAATCAGGAGACATTTAATAAGATTATAAAAACCGAGGAAAATGTTGATGAAATGGTGGGAAATAGTGCGAATAATAATGATTGGAAAATATTAGAGTATAAGAACCACATATTGGAGAAGGATTATAGCAAGATTTATGATAATATTAAATTAGATATAAATTATGATATTATAAAAAATTGCGAAGATAAGAAATACATAGTAGATAAATAAATAATTTATTTATTAGTAAAATATAGATAATGGAAAATAATATGTTTGATACTAATACAAATATATGCTCGGATGATTGTTGGAAAAATGCCAAAGAAGTCAATAATAACAAAATAGAGGGCTACAATATATATCCTACGAATCTCGTTGCCTGCGAGAGCCCCTTCGTAAGAATGACGGATATGTATTTAAATCACCCGAACTTGCGAGGCCGTCCCGGATATGGCTTGGCCGACGATTGCCTCATAGATAAATATTCGGCGCTAAGAAATGACCCGTCTTCTATGACACAGGATAGATGCAGAATACAATTGAATAACCGAATATTTACTTCGGGACCCAACCTGAGATGCGGTAAAACCGATATAGGCGGAGAGCTGGAATTAATAGAAGGACGCGACACTAATAATGTAAGATGCAAGAAGCAGATTATGGAGGAAGAGATGAATAATTTTATGCCGCTTTTAGATTGCGTCAAAGATATCCAAAAGCCCGAAAATATTGTTCCGGTATGGACTAATGGCGGAGAGGATACTCGCTCATATATTCACCGAACCGAATTTAATAAAAATTGTAATTGGATAGGAAGAAATAAAAACTTTTCTATATAATATAGGAGAGTATATGAGTTTTAATAGAACGACGTATGATAATTGTTCGTATAAACAAGAATTACAAGGTAATGTAAGTACCTTAAGCTATTTATTATCGCCGTACAGATACGAGCACGAAAACAAATGCCGTCATCAATTAGGTTTTGTCGGCGGAACCGTGGTTTCACACATACAAGGCAATCTCGTTGATTTAGATAGTGAGCTAAGAGGACAGACGAGAATAATATCAAAATGCGGGACTAATCAATATGTGCCGACCGAAGATGGTATTATAAAGAATGATAAGACGCAACCCATAGATACTACGATGCTTCATTTGCCAGCTTGCCAATCTATAATGTACAGAGAAGTACCTATGCCGCCAAAAATAAATTACGATAAATGCCAATAAGCAGCTTATCGCTTAGCCGTCGCTTCATCGCTGGCCTTTACATTATTTTTATATAAATTATCTGCAATAATCTATTATCGCTCCACGCGGGTCAGCTTGGCTCAGCTTGGCTTAGCATAAATTGCCTAAATAATTTACGAAAAAATACCAGATTAAATATATGGGCCCTAGAAGGAATGCCAAGAAGGCAAAAAATACTCTCAATACTATATTTTTAATAGTGCCACCCCAAGTACATTTAAAAGACAAATAGGCAGCTGACGCTGATATGATAAATGTAAGTATATAAAGGACGGCTACAAAAATCTTGTCAATTAGCTCCCATTTATAATAATAATCCGCCTTATATCCCCATAAAATGAGGTAAAGTTTTTCTATTGTAGTATAAGTGAAATCTTCTTCTGTATAGCTATTGAGATTCGCTGGTATAGCAAAGGGTATATTAGAAAAGTTTTCTTTTTTTAATAAAAAAAAAGGGGCTAATAAAAATATTAACATATCTATTTATTTATGTATAAAATAATATATTATTTTATTAGATATGAACCAATATATAGATACAAGGTTGAATTATGATAGTTGTAGTTATAAAGAGAAGTTAAGAAGAACCGTAGGACCCGGCTTATATCAATTAGACTCGCCCGCCAATGATTGTATAGAGTGTTATCAGGATGTTCCAGCTGATCCCTCGCTAAGATACCAATCCTACGGTCATAACACTTGTAGTATGAAAAAAGCCGTTGATGATTCAAGCGAATTGCTCGGTTTAAATTATAAGAATACCAAATGTAATGATCAAGAATATATGCCAGGCAAATATGTTAAATCCGGTTGCGAAATCACAGGCAATACCGAACCCCGTGAATGTATGGTTCCCCGCGAAGATACTCGCTTATCTAATCCTCCTTGTACGCTCAAAGAAACAGGTATTAACAGATGGGAATGGATATGCTACGACCCGCAAGATAAAGCGATTGAAGAATTTGATAGAATCCCCGTAAATTATAGAATGGTAGCCAAGGATAACCACGTCCCGTGTATTGAAAAACCGATGGATCAATCAGTGTTTTTCCCTAATAGCAAGCAAAATAATGACAATCTTGATTCGTGGAAAAACAATAACAAAATGAATAAATTATACAGCCCCGGATATCCCGAAGGCTCTATGTATCCAGGCGTATCCTGTAATAGATAGATATCCTGAGATATCCCGAGATTGATAGCTATATATTTTTTTGTATTTTTTATCCTTCATTCATTAGAGATAAAGAATGGATTTACATTTAGATATACCATCAATGAACAATATATATGATTCTAGATATTTTGACAAAGTTAAAGCCGATGAGCAAAATAGAAGTAATAAATTGTATGAATATTCCAAGAAACCATATGAGTCAGGGATTGTATCTAAAACTGCCGGCTCGTCTATGTTCAACAGAAAGTTTTATTCCGAAATAAATGATAATAACGGCAGCAGCGGCAGCAGCGGCAGCAGCGGCAGCAGCGGAAACGGCGGGCTTAATGATAATACTTATACATATTCGCTAACTGGCGAAAAGGTTCCTTTATCGTCGTTTTCTCATAATAATATGACGCCTTTTTTGAAGAAAAATGTAACTCAAAATACTAACGTGGATAATATGTCTGTGTTAGATAATTTAACAGGAAATAATTCGTTAAAAAAAGGCAAACAGGAGATTGAATGTATGTTTAAGCCACAGATGAACTCGGGGGGAAATATATGCGGTATGAAAAATAATGATGATTTTTTTAAATCAAGAATAGATTTATCCGAAGTAGCTAATAATTTTTTCCCGATAGAGAAGATTCGCGTAGGCCCCGGGATAAATCAGGGTTTTGGCAGCGAAAGTTCCGGAGGTTTTCATCAAGCCGATACTTTGGACTATGCCAAGCCTCGCACATTAGACGAGCTCAGAAGTAAAATCAATCAAAAGGAGACATATTTTGAAATACCCGTCAAAGGGCATATAAAAGGACCCGATAGAAGAGGCGAAATAGCCCCTATGGCAAAGCGAAGACCGGACACCGTTTTTGAACAAACCGAAGATATGTGGATTAAAACAACTGGGGCAAATACTAAGGACACCCTGAGACCGGCGCAAAATATTCGCCCTACAACTCGCCAAGAATCTCATATAGAATATAAAGGTAATATTGCCAAGAATGATTTAAATCCAGGTATCAAAGATGATTATGGTAAAAGCAAGATAATACTGTATAATAACGAGAGAGAAACGACCGAAAATAAAACAGTAGTTACGAATGTAACGAGTATTATAAAAGCCATCGTATCGCCTATTATGGATGCCTTGAAATATACGAATAAGGAATATACCGTAGAGGCCGCAAGAGGAGTAGGGAATCCCAGTATCCAAATACCTTCAAAAGCTACGCTATATGACCCCGTTAATCATATTATGAAAACGACCGTTAAGGAGACTACGATTCACGATAATGAAGCCGGCAATTTGTCGGGCAACAAAGAAACTTATTCGGCGCTTACTGATACTGCTAAAACAACTGTAAAAGAGACTACGCTTCACGACAATGAAGCAGGCAATTTATCCGGCAACAAAGAAACTTATTCGGCGCTTACTGATACCGCTAAAACAACCGTAAAGGAAACGACGATTCACGACAATGAAGCAGGCAATTTAACGGGAAATAAGGAAACTTATTCGGCTGCAACAGATATGGCAAAAACTACTATTAAAGAAACGCTAATACACGATACTGTACTAACAAATGTAAAAAGTAATGAAGCTGCATATTTTAAGAATAGCGACGATGCCAAGAAAACTCTAAGACAAACACTACCGACCCAAGATACTGTTAGAAATATTGGGGGCGTTGTGTATAAGGTGACACTATATGACCCTGATATAGTAGCCAAGACTACTACGAAAGAAACGACAATTGTGGGCAAATCAGAATACGGGTTTATTGGTGGTATGCTAGAAGGAATCTTCGGAGGCTATATGAATAAGAATGTTGATATGAAAAATACGCAAAAACAATTTACATCCGATGTAAGCGAGTATGGTATAGCTGGTTCTATCAATGAACACAGACAGCCCGACAGAACTGCCGATGAAAATGCGGAGATTGATGGAACACGCGAGGCTATTCTAATGGCAGCCGGACATACGCCAAATCCCGGAAATGTAAATATAGGAATAGATTCGGGAGACATAGAAATGTATAGTAAAAAACCTGTAGAGAACAGTTTTGCTGCGAGAGAAAAGGGAAATGTCGGTATGATATATCAATCAACGCCTACGCTTGATAATTGCGGTATAACTAAAATGCCGAATAAATCCAACGCCTATTCTAACAGACTTGATGCTGATTTGTTAGAAGCCGTTAATAATAACGACCTAATGAGAACGCAAAAAATAAATCCCATCATAAATGGCTGCAGGATATAAGGATTATAATACTTGTTCTAAAATATATTAAAAATAAAAAATGACACCTGTATTTACAGATATTACTATTGCATTAGAGTAATGACTAATCAAAATGATAGTGTTGATACTGATATTGAGTTTAGTTTAAGTAAATATTTTGAATCGTTGGAAAATAAAATTCAAAGTATTTTATCACGACCTGAAAAAAATGTATTGACATACGATATTTTAGATACGGAGAAATCAAATACCAATAAATTACTAGCATTAAAAGAAAAACAGAGACAAATGAAAGTTGGTGAAATTTGGCAAGAAGCGTTGGGTAGTTATAACGGTTGGTGCAATTTGAAACAAGGCCACGAATCGGGATTAGATATTATTTCTCATAGTAAAAAAGTTGCTATTGAACTTAAAAATAGAACCAATACAGACAACGCATCATCAAAAAAAGCCAATTTATCAAAATTAGCGAAATTTAAAAAGAATAATCCAGAATATTTATGTATTTACGCAAATATTAATGATAAAAGTGAAAAAACAACATTAAAAGGTTCTAGTAAAAAAATAATTCACGACGGCTTTGAATTGGAACATAAAATAGGTGGTGAATTTCATAAATTTATTTTGGGAAATGATACTGAAGTAATTATCCAATTTCTTAAAAATACAATAGATAAATATACATAAATATACATAAAATTACAATAGTTTTATTAATTCTTCTCCCATATGTTTCGCTAATTCTACGGGAACAGCATTACCAATCTGTTTATATTGAGAATTTAAACTACCAATAAATTCATAACTATCATCAAAACTTTGCACTCTTGCATATTCTCTGATTGTTAATGGTCTTTCTTCTAACGGGTGACACCTTTCTGTTTGTTTTTGTGATGGAGTACATAACAAGGTTAATGAAGGTTTTTCCATAGATAAACGATATAATATTCCGCGTTTCCCCCCTCCTGAATTATAACTATTCCCCAAGTATTCTTTTTGTAAATCTTCAGGTAAATTAACCCAGCAACCGCCTTGTGGTATCATTTTAAATAGCTTTATTTTATTCTCATTATAATTTGCACCGTTTGATTGGGGGACATTATATAAAACATCTTTTAACACTTTTTTTGTTAAACTTTCTTTTGGAAAATTAAAAGGCAGCGTTATATTTTTTATTACACCTACTATAAATACTCGCTCTCTTTTTTGCGGGACATCATATTTAGAAGCATCTAAACATTTATAACTAATATTATATAATTTATTTTTGTTTAATGTATCTATTATTTTTTCTATTGTTTTTCCTTCGTTGTGTGTTAGCAACCCTTTAACATTTTCTATCATAAATAATTTAGGTCTAACCAAATTTAAAATTTCAATAAATTTAATCATTAAATCTCCTCTTGGATCTTCAAGACCCTTTCTTAATCCTGCTTGTGAAAACGATTGACACGGCACTCCTCCTGTTAATAAATCAACTTTATTGATAAATGGCGAATAATCTATTTTATCCATAGATTCACATACAACATTTGCTTCCAGATGATTATGTTTTAATGTTTTACAACAATCCTTATTATTATCATTTAATAAAATTGGGGTAAATCCGGCTTTAATTAATCCGGTACTTAAACCACCGCCTCCGGCACATACCTCAATAAATGTATACTTAGAAATATCACTATCAGTATCATTAGTTTCGTTAGAAATTATGATGTTTTGAGGCTGGTATGTATTATTTGCTTCTGCTTCTTGTTTTGAATTTATAAGCTCTAGTAATTGTGATTTATTTTTTGAACTACATTTTGTAATACTCAGTTCTTTACACTTTTCCAATAACTCTAATTTATTCATTTTTGATATATCGTTTTGTTCACTCATATTACCTGTAATATCTTTTACTATATTAAACTTATAATAATTAAAATCAATTTTTATTTAAAAAGTAAGTATTATTATTAATAAAACTAGCAATTTAATTACTAAATATGAGGACTAACTTGATTACATTTGGGAGCCACGGGAGTTATATTGATGCCGTCAATAGGTTAGTAAGACAGGCAAGTGCACTGAATATATTTACAGAAGTCAAAGGATATACTGCGGAATACTTACAAGACGATGAATATTTTTTTAATAAACACGTTGGCTTTATTAATAACAATAGGCGCGGTTTCGGATATTGGATATGGAAGCCGTATATAATTAAACAGTGGATGGATAAAATGGAAGATGGCGATGTGCTATTTTATATAGATGTTGGCTGCGAATTGGGTATAGAAAACAGAGATAAATTGATAGAATGTATAGACCTCGTTAAAACTGTTAAAACGAATAAAATAATGGCTACGCATTCCGCGGGACAGATAGAGATTAAATGGTGTAAAAAGGATTTGATTGAAAAGCTCGGGATGGACGATGAAGACTTTTTGAATAGCACGCAAATACAATCGGGCATTATATTGCTATTGGTATGTCCGGAAACGCGCAAATTAGTTAATGAATGGTACGATATTTCTTGCGATTATCATAATATAGACGATTCTCCATCTGTCTCAAAGAATTACGATAGTTTCGTAGAGCACCGACACGATCAATCAGTATTCAGTATGTTGGCTAAAAAATATAAATTAATTAGTGATAATATGCTACTTGAAGATGTCGTATATATATTTAGAAATAGAGGAGGCATATCAAGGCTGAAAGAATGGATATCTATATATGGAACTTCGGCAAAAAAAAGTATGCAAACCCAATTCTAGACCGGCACCGCACTTCGTAACTCCGTAAAAGAGATATAAGAATTATTATTAGTATTATTATATATAATATGGGAGCAATTCCTCCTGCACACATACAGCTATCGCAAGTAGAATACATGAGTGCAAGCGAGGCGCGGCGCGTTATGTTGGGTGACGGTGAGGTCAATGCCCTTCGTGTCTGTCTGTTTGCGTCCTACGAGTCGCAGCCAAGGGTGTCGCGCGAGGTGATTACTTACTGCCGCGCGCTCGCGCCGTTTTTTGACCGCATTGTGCTGTTGACGAACGATGACAGAGGTCCCATCCTCAACGCATCCGAGATCCCTGTTGCAGCCGTCGTGCAGGTGCCCAACGCCTGGTATGACATGGGCATGCACTGGCGCGTACTCAAGAATGCGCCGTTAGACAGTGTGAAACGTCTGGCCTTGGTGAATGACAGCTGCCTGCTCGTACGTCCGCTAGACGAGCTGTTTGCCGTAGCCAAGCCGTCGCCGTTCTGGGGCGTCTCCGACTCGTTCGAGATTGCGCACCACCTGCAGTACTTCTTTGTCGTGTTTGAAGCGGAAGCTCTTGCGACCCTGCGTCGGTTCGTGGACGCGTCAGATTTCAATGCATATGGGCCAAATGTTGACGTCCGTGCCATCGCTTGTCGCGATTTCGAGGTTGGCTTGAGCGTGTTCATGGAGGCTAACGGCATCGCACTACACGGTGTTTACTCGCCCGCCAGCATGCTCGCCACGCCTGCAGTGCGGGACGTGCAACCGGACGCCTCCAGACTGGCAATTCAGTGTATCAACCCGTCGATGATGTTATGGGATCGCATGCTCGTGGCGGGATGTCCCATCGTCAAAAAGAAGCGCTACATCAGCCGTCACGGAGCTGCAAGCGATGAGGAGTGGGTGAGCGGGCAAAAACAGAACATACTTGTATGATACACGTGGATCCCTGTACGCTCTCAAGGATGCCGCTCTCGTAGCTTAATCACATCTTTGCGGATTATATATATCAGTTGAAAACAGATATAAGAATTAGGCATATTATATATAATATGTGAGCAATTCCTCTCATATACAATTGCGCTCTCGTAGCTTAATCGGTTAAAGCGTTGGTCTTATGAGCCAAAGATTGGGAGTTCAAGTCTCCCCGAGAGCACCTTTATTTTTATTGATTATTATAAAACATTATGATTTATAATGGTAAAGAGATTAGAGTCTAAATATAAAATTTATTTCATATAAACAATTCCCCCCATTTATAATATACAATATGGAACTTCCTGTAATTTCAATAGAACAAAATAATATTATTAAACAATTATCATTAAATAATAATGTTGTTGTAGATAGTGTTGCGGGGAGTGGAAAAACAACTTGTAATTTACATATAGCACATCATTTTAATAATATGAATATTCTGTTATTAACATATAATTCAAAATTAAAGTTAGAAACAAGAGAGAAAGCAAAAAAATTAGGAATTTGTAATATAGAAGTTCATAGTTATCATTCATTTTGTGTAAAGTATTATGATAGGCAATCTTTTACTGATACTACAATAAACAAAATAATAAAAAATAAAAAGGAACCATATAAGAATTTTAGGTTTGATTTAATTGTTCCTGACGAAGCACAGGATATAACAAGTTTGTATTATGAACTTATTTGTAAAATTTATAAAGATAATAAAAACATAAACACAAAATTGTGTATTTTTGGTGATAAAAAACAAAGTATATTTGATTTTAATAAAGCAGACAAAAGATTTATTGAATATGCGACTGAGTTATTTAATTTTAATTCTAATAATTGGGTACGATGTAATTTACCAGTTAGTTTTAGAATTACGCAAGAAATGTCATTTTTTATTAATAAATGTTTATTAAAAGAAGACCGTATTATATCTAATAAAATAACAAACAATAAACCAAGATACATAATATGTGATTGTTTTGGAGATAAATTAGGTTCATCGTCAAGAACATTTGAAGAAGTTAAATATTATTTTGACCTGGGTTATAATCCAAGTGATATATTTATATTAGCACCATCTGTTAAAGGTCAAAATACTCCCGTTAGACAATTAGAAAATAAAATTAAAAGGGAAATGCCTAATGTTATGGTATATGTTCCTAATAATGATGATGAAAAATTAGATGAAGAATTATTAGAAGGAAAGATAATATTTTCAACATTTCATCAAACAAAAGGGTTGGAAAGAAAGGTTGTAATTATATTTAATTTTGATAACTCGTATTTTGAGTTTTATAAAAAAGATGCTAATCCTTGCATTTGTTCTAATGAACTATATGTTGCTACTACAAGAGGAATAGATCATTTAACATTATTTCATCATTACCAAAATGAATATTTACATTTTATAAATAAAACTGATATACAATTATATTGTCATTTTGAAGATACGCAAATGTTTATTAAAAAACCAAACTCCAAGCTTCATAAAAATATTAACACTTCAATTACAGATATTATTAAATTTCTGCCTCAAAATATTGTAGATGAATGTTTTAATCAATTAGAAATAACGCAAAATAGTAATTATATAATAAACAAAATTAACATTCCTTTAAAAATATCTAACGATGAAACAATAGAGAGTGTAAGTGAAATAACAGGTATTGCAATACCAAGTATGCTTGAATTAAAACTAAAAAATAGAATGTGTATTTTTGAATCATTAATTGAAAAAGATTTTGAAAAAAATGTTATTAATAATGGAAATAATGACTGTTTAACTCAATTAAATAATAAGGAAAAAAAACATAATATTAATAATATTAATATACAAAAATTAACATCAGAAGAGCTTTTATATTTATCTAATTGCTGGAATACTTTTAAAAATGGTTATCTATTTAAGATTTATCAAATTACAAACTACAACTGGTTAGAAGAAAAAATATTAGAAGAGTGTATTAACAGATTAATTACACTAAATATTTCAATAAATTCTTTATTTGAATATAATTTAGAAACAGAAAATGAGGTAGAATTATTAGATCGTAAATTAATCGGATTTATTGATTGTATTGATAAAGAAAATAATATTGTATATGAGTTCAAGTGTGTTAAAAATATAACAAAGGAACATTATTTGCAATTAGCATTATATATGTATATGTATGAATTAGAAAAAATAAAACATATAAGAGACATTACAGACAACTTTAATAAAAATAAAGATAGATTAGTAAATAAGTCAATAGAAAAATTATTACCTATAAGGGAACACATAATTAAAAAAATAAACATTAATGAAACAAATTTAATAGATTATAAAAAAAATACAATTTATGATGAAACAAAACAATATTCTGTCGGAGATATAATTAAATATAAGTTATTTAATGAAGAAATTGGTACAATAATTAAAATATATAAAACTACAGGAAAAATAAAAGTTAAAAATAGCAATAATAAAAATATTGATATACCAAAAACGCACGTGTTATCTGTAAAAAAAAATATTGATATTGAAGATATGAACGCAAAAATTAATGATATTGAAAAATATTTATGTAGATTAAATACTGAATTAACCCATTATAATAATTTAATAGAAGAAAAAAAACGAGAAGAATTAATAATATTAACTACTAAATTAGAAAATGGAATAGAATTATACAATAGAGAAACCAAATATGTATTATTTAGCATTTTAACAAATGAATATTTTTGTGTAAAATGTGATTTTCAAAAATTAAAAAAAATGGTAGAATATCTAATATATTCAAAATATATAAATGATATACCTATAACAGATGAGGAATTTATAAAAATGAATAAAAATATTCATACATTATATTTTGCGCAAAATGACTTAAAATGAAAATATTATGCGTTCTGAAAAATAAAAGAATACCATCAGATTAATTTTAAAAAGAATTAAAAACATCACTTGTGATAACCTTTTTTGATTTTTAGTAGTATTCGTTAAATTTTAAATATTCAATCGGGTAAAATCAAACACAGTTGAAAACAGATATAAGAATTAGGCGTATTATATATAATATGGGAGCAATTCCTCTCATATACATACAGCTATCTCAGCTATCGCAGCTATCTCAGCTCTCGTAGCTTAATCGGTTAAAGCGTTGGTCTTATGAGCCAAAGATTGGGAGTTCAAGTCTCCCCGAGAGCACCTTTATTTTTATTGCTTATTATAACTGCTTAAAAAGTTATAATAGATTACATAAATCTCATATAAATATATTTTGAAATATAAATATAAATGAACAAAATTGCCTTTATATTTTTGATATATAATGTTATAAATCACGAAGAATTATGGCATATGTTTTTTAGCAATATAGATAAGAGCAAGTACAGCATATATATACATTATAAATACGATGAGCGCTTGGAGTATTTAGAAGAGTTCAAGGTAGCCAAAAATATACCTACAAAATATGCCGATATTTCAATTGTAAAGGCGCAAAATTATATGTTATCTGAGGCATTAAAGGATAAAAATAATACGCATTTTATATTCTTATCCGGTTCTTGTATTCCTCTAAAACCTTTTGAATATATCTATGATAATTTAGAAGAGCCTTTTTCATATTTTCACATAGCTAATCCCGATGAATGTCTCCCCGATTGTATCACAGCACTAACATATATAGATATGAAATATTTGAACAAGGCTTCGCAATGGTGTATATTGAATAGAAAACATAGCGAATTGCTAGTAAATAACACGGAATATTTACTGTGGTTTAAGAGTGCTTATGCTGCTGACGAATTATGCTATATAACCTATCTATCCTATACTTACGGCGATAGACTCGGTGAAGAGATTAAAGCTACTTCATATAATTCACCTCCCGAAATTGCTACGACATTTGCGAATTGGGAAGGAATGGATTATAAATATGCAACAGATAGAGAATTAAAAAATTATATACATATAACACAGGCCGAATTGCTTCATTTATTAAAAAGCCCTTGTTTTTTCGGGCGCAAGTTTAAGCCCATAGCGGCTCAATCAATTAACAAGGATTTTTATTTAGATTATGTAGTCAAAAATGTCAAGAGCAAGATTTTCTATTAAGCCATACTATCATCTTCTCCACCACCCTCATATTTTCTCTTTTGTCCGATTGAAAGAGGAATATAATTCTTATAAAATAACAAATATTTTTCTGGAATATCCTTAAAATTATTATATTTATTCAATATAATTTCACCAGCTCTTTGATAAAGCGTGTTTGTATTATCGCTATTCATAGTGTGTTGTTAATATGTTAATATTCTATATATCTTGTGATATAATCAATTTTTATTTTTAATCAAAAAAAAAATAAAAAAATACATAATATATACCTTTATCAATTATAATACATAATGCATACATAATGCTCGCTCCATTATCTTAGCATTATATATTATTTTATTATTATCTTCTATGTGTTTTTCTTCTTCAATTTTAGCATTATTTATTTTTTTTTCAACATCATTAATAATTTTCTTCTCTTCGTTAGACAATTTATTAAATGCATATTTGTATGCTTCTTTTTCCTGTTGTATTTTATAGTATTCTTGCTGTTCAGGCGATAGTTTCTTATATTCCATAGTTTCTTCTTTATTCGCTGTTGTTTTGTTCTTGATGCTTTTGATTCAATACTATAATTAAAATAATGAGGTAATCAATTTTTATTAGTATAATATGGATTATATAACATATTAAATAAAAAATATATACCTAACTATCCTAACTAACCTAACTATAACCTAACTATCCTAAGACATATCTATATTAGACCAGGTTCTTTTCTAATTTTTTCATAATAGTATTAGCATCTTGATTAAGTCCTTCAATATAATTCTCCTCGCTAAACTCTAAATACCTATGATGACAATAGGAACAGATACGCAAATTTTTAAGAACAAGCGTCTGTGTATTATTGATAGGATAAAAGAACTTAGAATATTTACCTCCAGAATATGGCTTGAAACAATGAATTTCTTTTACATTATTAACGCCATTATTCTGTGAAGTATAGATAGACGGACTGGACTCTTCCATAGAGTCATTGCAGGGTCCGGGGCAAAACTTAACATTTGAAAGATCAACCGATATAATATCGCCATTATATTCAAAGATTTGCTTTGCGGTAGCTGTGGTAGCTGTGGTAGCTGTTGTGGTCATTATTATCTTGCTGTTGGCTTGCTTGCTGGCTGGCTTTCCGGCTTGCTACTGGCTTTCCGGCTTTCTGGCTGGCTTGTTGTTGGCTTGCTGGCGCTCAATCTATTTTATGCGCAATTAATATTATTAATTTGGTTCATCAATTTTTATAGCATTTATATATTTTTAGAACATATTTTTCTAAGACTCTGTTAAAATAAAAAATGATAAGGTAGGCAGAGATTATAATATCAAGGATGTCTTTAACTAATAAAGGAACTGGAGCAGGAGGTGCAAATACTAATATTACTGGAAAAAAGTTTGAAGATAAGACAGATAATCTTAGCGTTTTATTGTTAGCCGGATATGTTAAAAAAGACTATTATTTATATAAGTCATTTGATGATAAGACAATAACATATGTATCACAAAGAGGGCTGAAAAAATATATGAATACGATGTATAATATTGATATATTTAGAAATCCCGACGAAGCTTATATTATTGACTATAAAAATGGTAAGAAAGTTATAAAAATATTAGAGAAAAAGAATCAGCGTAGTGAAGGTTCAGTAGAGACTAAATTGTGGGCGGGTCCTTCGTTAAAGCGTGAATACGAAATCGTTTTAGGTAATAATTTTGAAGTGCAGTATTCTTATACCGTAAATGATTTTCTTAAACAATCCATATTATCTAATAAAAAAAAGTATGAGGTACTTAATATAATATTGCAGGAGAATGATATCTGCGTGTTTTTTGGAGACGACGAAGATTACTTTGAATTACTAAATAAATGGGTCATTTCCTAAGTACGCCCCTATGCTGCACCGGGGCTGTCTAATAATTTCTAATGATTACCTCATTTGTCTTTGAATCGGGATTTTTTGAATTAATAGACCTTTTGCATACTAAAGTTTCTATGGTATAATTATATTCATTCGCAGAAAAGATATTGCGGATTATTTCTACATCTGAATTACTCATAGCCATTCTTATGTTTTTTTCCTTTAATGTATGTATTATAGCAAATAGCTCGTTATGATTAGCAATATCAAAACCGCCCTTTGTATATCCTACAAATGATGTATTTTTTTCTGGAACATATGGTGGGTCTAGATATAGAAAATCCCCATCTTCAATATTTATCATAGATTCTCTAAAATCGCTACATTTAAATATAACGTCTTTGATTAGGTCGTGTATAATATCCAAGTGATTTTTGTTAATAATTTCAGGATTTTTATAATTTCCATATGGAACGTTGAATCCATTTGGGCCAACCCTAAATATGCCTCTGAAACAAGTTTTATTTAAGAATATAAGCATAGCAGAACCAATTACGTCATTTTTCTCAGCAGCACTTAAACTATTATATTTATTTCTAATCCAATAATAATAGTTCTCTTTTGCCTCTTTGGCCTCATCTATATTGGCCGCTTTTCTATTTATATTTCTGCGTTCGCTGCATTCGCTGCTTTCGCCGCATTCGCCGAAGTCATCAACGAGATGCTTAAGAGCAGCATATAATTCATTATGTTTTGATTGAATATTTTTATAAATATTAATGAGCGGTTCGTTTAAATCGTACGCATATATATTACCTCTTATTTTTATGATGTCTTTTTTGGCATATGATAATAAAGCTAATAATACACTGCCTCCTCCTAAAAATATTTCCCTATAATTATTTATATCTACAGGAAAATTGGCAATAACTTTGTCAATTATTTGCGTTTTACCTCCCACCCATTTTATAATAGGTTTAACTACTACCAATTTATCACCTATAATATCTCTAATGGTACTTACGGTACTTACAGCACTAACAGTACCTACAGCATCATTAGAATCGCTCATAATAATTATAAAATATAACTATATATATATTATCAATTTTTATATAAAGGGAAAAAATAAAAAATTGACAATTGACAATTATAATAATATAATATACAATATAGACAATAGACGATGATGAGCTCTGCGAACTTTCAAGATTGGGAACCTGTTGTGCTGAAGAAGACCACCGTACAGAAACAAATCAATACTCAAAATCAGCCAGGATTTAAGGAGTATATCAAGCTAGTTGAAGATGATATCCCTAAGTTGAATAAGATTACTCGCGAATATGCACAGGCTATCGTAGATGGACGCAAAGCACTCAATATCACTCAAAAAGAGTTGGCGCAAAAAATGTGCGTAAAAGATAACATCATTAAGGAATATGAAAATTGTAGCGTAGTCAATTTCAATCTACAATTCTACAAAAGGATTCTCAAAGCTCTCAATATCAACCCCAAAACCGTTTGTAAATAGTAATAATGATATTAAAAGTTAAAAATAATTATATAATATACATTAGATTATCGGAGATTACATTAGGGTTTGCTTTATCTCTGGCAAGTTGAAAGTAGAAATCCATTTTCCTTCTACCTCACACATACACTCTTTCCAAGCATTATTTTCAGAAGTACGGTCGGGTCTTTCTACTTGATAATGTGTTTTAGTAAAATGATACAATTTTTTATATATTTTTTCATTATATATTATTCCATTCTTAGATGAATCATAAAAACCAACCCAAGCTTTATTGATACCAATAGTATGAGAAATGCGTTGTCCATCCATAAAACATTTTGCCATATCACGGCATCCGCGGGGCTCTACAATCTTATCAGGATTTATTCTTATAAACAATTCTTCATCTTCATCTTCTTCTCCGTCTTCTTCATCCTCTTTACGGGGTTCTTCCCACATTTCACCATCCATCAAATCAAAGAACATAAGAACTTCTTCGGGCGAAACCTGAAAGAACTCTCTTTTAGGATTAACTCTAATAGTATATTGTTCAAGAAGCTTATGAAGTGTTTTTTCTTTTTGATAAGGATTACTGACCTTTTTAGCAAACTCTATTTTGTAAGGCGCAGGAGGTCTCCAAGTATCCGCGACATTAGCTTCTTTCAATCTAACATCGGGAGTTCTCATAGTCATACCAATCTTTAGACTTTTCAATTCGGGATTTGAGAAACAGTAGATAAATCCGTATTCCATTTTAGAGCTTTTCTCAAGATTAAAATCTATCTCTTGCGTTTTACTCAGTCTTTAGGATTATAGGGGGTATAAAAAATAAACGCAAATCATTTTTTACTCTAATATTATAAATTATAGACCATTTTTATAATACACTATCTATATTTCATCCAAATGTTTCCTAATAAGTTCTTGCCTAATACTATTATCTCACCATTCTCTATTTTGGCTCTCCCTTCCCAAGGCCTCGTTTTTTCTAATTTTTCGTCGCTACATCTCATAGCCGGATGTATCAAAATCTTATTTCCGCTTTTTAGCAAATCTTCTCTTACTTCTTCATAATTTGCCGATTTCCAATTACATATGCTATGTTGAACATCTATACTAATTGAATGCCATTTTTCTAACTCATCGCGACTCAATAACAGCCCCTTCTTACCTCCCATTTTCTTCGCACAGGCACTCGTTTTATATTGCGAAGGCTTCATAAATGTCTTACCATAATCTATAAGCTCGGTCTTTCTATTTTTATCCTCGCATAATTCTCCAAGTCTAGTATATTTTTCGCCTTGAAAACAATACTCGCCACTTTCATACACTCTTTCATTATTGTCCGCCATAATTACTACATCTTTTTCCCAAAAATTACTCAGCGTTCTATATTCTTTTTTCGCTGAAAAGAAAGTTATAACATAATTATTAAGAAGAGTTTTGCTCATAGCTTTTATCGGCTGTAATAAAATAATGTAGTTGTATTGAGTCAATTTTTGGCTTTATGCCTTGCGTTAGCACGGCCTAATCGGAATCACTTGATGTTTCTGAGGATGAATCGCCTGAGTTGTCGGAGTTATCTACGGAACCCCCGCTGGTGTAAGGTTCAAAGCCGGAACTCATAGGTTCGCTCGTATTTTTTAAAATATGCGGGTCGACCAGCGTCTTTTTAGAAATATTGTTAAGTTTGCTGTAATCATTATCGGTAATACCTATCATAGATAGAATATCCGTGTTTTCGTCCATAGATAAATAAATCAGCGTCATAGAAAACACGAATATAATGGCAAATACTATAATATTGTTAGTTGTAAGTAAATCAGCTGATATATCATATTTTTTATTAGGATTTTCCGATTCCTCGTTATTTATATTTATATAATGATAAATACTAAATAATATTACAGAAATACAGGAAGCGTATAATATTAATATATACATTATCTATTTATTTTTTTTATAATTCTTATACGAAATATTACGCGCCACGAGAATACTCTAGGCTATACTTTTCAGCACGCCACGAGCAATTTATTTTTCCTTAAAACATTTATTGATGTAATCAAGGATGCTCTTGGGCTCTTTGAACTTGGCGACAACTCCCTTTTTCTCCTTTTCAATCGCCTTCAATTTAAGTTTAAGCCCCTTTATCTCCTCCTTATTAATTTTTTTATCAAGTTTAGGTATTTTCTCATTAATTTCTTCAATCTCATTATTAAGATTGCCCAATTTATCTTCCAAATTAGAAGTGCTAACATCAATATTACATATAATATCATTCATTACAGGATACGCGAACTGGCTTTTGTCATTGCTCCTGTCTATATAACTTATTAAGCCCGCGATGTTATTCATTATATCTAATATTTTATTATCGTTAATTATACCGTTATCATTACAGTATTTTGTTTTAAAATCGTCAAAGTTTTCAGGCATTCTTTCGTCATTTTCCAATAACAGATTGAGTATCTTGATAGAACTCATAGGGTCTTCGGTAATAGGCGTAGCAGACATAATAATTAATCGGAGAGAGTTCTTTCCGGATACTGAATAAGAACGCTGAATCATATCCTGAAGTACCGCAGGATTAGGCTTTTCAAGAGCCGACAAAGAATTGCTATATATCTTGTGAATCTCATCAATTATTATAAGCGTCTTCATGAAAGGGTCTTCCTTCCCATTAATTTTCACCATCTTATCATAAAACTTATTTTTCCCCTTAATCATATTAGTAAATTGCTTGTATGATATAGGTTGTATCCAGCTATCTCCTAACAACTCCAATCGTTTCGCTCTAAGCTTGGGAATCTCCTTGATTTCGCCACTCTTCAACTTCTCCTGTATTATTACATTACATATGTTGTCAAACATATTCTTCCATATATCTTCTTTCAGTGTATGTCGCGTAACCCATAATATAGTATAGCCCTCCTTATTAAATGTATTGGTAGCCGTAGCGATAGCCGTACAAGTTTTCCCAGAGCCTACGCTGTGATACAAGAAGATGCCCTTGTATGGCGATTGTGGTGTGAGATATTTTTGGACAAATAATTGCGTGTTAGAAAAGGATACAATCTTATTTTTCTCGGCCTTCTCGTCGTCTTTCTTTAAGTCGGCTATACATTTATTTTGAATAATAGGAATATCCCAATAATATTTCTTATAATTTTTAAAGATATATTTATTTAAATCTATGATATTCAGTTTGGTCTCAGGAGGTTTCTCCTTCTGTCTGTATTCTTTCATATTCTCGTTGATATATTTGTATATTTGTATGTAATTCTCACTATTTATTTTGTTAGCCCGCGATATCTCTTCTAATTTATCTAGCAATTTGTTGCCGTTTTTCTTAAAGAACACTTGTTTATTCTTCCATATTTCGTTAATAGCATCGCAATAATCTTTGCGCCTACTTATATGTTGGCATAAATCTGTTTTAGGAAATTTCTTATTAAAAGCTTTGATTAATATAGAGTCTTCAATATTAAATCGGATTTTCTTTTTAAAGACGCCTTCCCACGATTTATTATCATTTTCGTCTGAATTGGACTTTTTAAAATCCTGTAAATGTTTTACATATTCTATTTTAATAACTTGAAGAGCCGCTGTAATTAGTAAATTATCCGGGTTAAAGTCGCCTATATTATATTCCAGAATGCCTTTGCAATTCTTTTTACAATCAATGATATCAACATCATTTCTATAAGTCCCGCGAATATTATTAATTTTAATAATGCTCTTGTTATTTCCAAAACCCGTATTGTTTTTAATGTAATTTAAAAATCTATTATTTTTCGTTGAAATAAAATGGATATTTTCAGTGAGTGGCAAATCTACAGCAGAGGCTATCATAATATCCTCCAATTCTGCAATAAAGTTTAGGATACTTATATTTTCATTACTATGTTTAATAAATAAATCGTGCACTGTCATATTATCATCGTATTTTATATTGTATCTATAAATATTTAGAGGCCAGCCTACATTAGGTATAAAAGGTAGTCCTGATTGTCCGCAGTATCGCGTGCCTCTTCCAATTACTTGCGTATTTTCTGCTTTCGTTATTAGCGGCTCCAAGATATGCATATATTTTACATCAAATACATCAATCCCTTCCTTAAATCCCGAATCTAATATTAGAAAACGCATATTTTTACCATAAACATTCCCTTTTTCTCCTGTTTCGCGATTATTCATAATGGCCATCATATTTTTTTTGAGACCCACACTCAAAGGCTTCTTATTAACTACGGATTTTGTCAATAGGCCGAAAGTATTGTAATTATCTTCATCTGCGTATTTCGTTTTTAATACGCCATTATTATAAACAGGTTTAAAATTGTTAGCTATCATAGCAGATGCTAACATTTTTGCACCATTACTGCCTTCAACATCACTGTATATGATATGTTTATAATATTTGCCATCAGCTGCCATATCCTTATCGTCCAGCTCTTTGATTTTGTTCAACATATAATTAATTTTAGGAGACATAAATGCTAAATCTTTTAAAACGCTTTCTTTATTAAACTTATCAGAATCAAACTTATATTCAGGCTTAACGTGTGCCCATGTACTTGTATTACGAATACACAAGGCTTTCTTTGGTATATTGTTATTCATAATTCTATAATAAATAAACATAATTAAATAAATATTCGCAAAGAAGGTATAAACATATAACTATATTATAATATATACTTTCGCGGATTTCGCATTTTCATAAGTAATAGAATAATGAGGACTGAATTAACTATGAAGCCTTTGAGAGATATTATAGATAATTATCAGATACCTGAGTTGCAGAGGTTAGTTGATAACGGGCATATTGTAAGTATGGTAGAAGACCAAAAGAGCGAATATGATAAATATAAGTCTTTTTCTATGCTACAGAGTTTCACGATTGCCTATATTGTTGAAGAGAAGAAGGGGTATATTTTAGACGGACAGCATAGAGTTGAGGCTTACTCGCGATTAAAGAGCGAAGGATATGATATTGATAATATCCTCGTGCCGATTGTAAAATATAATGTCGGGAGCATAGAGGAGGTTAATGAATATTTCAAGAAAATCAATAAACATTCTCCAATAAAACCCATATTAAACCTTGTAGCTGTAGAAAAAATAATTTTACAATGTTTAGTAGATAGATTTACAACTAACTATTTTAAAGGCGATTATTCTGATAGTATCGTAGGAAATGTTGAAAAAAACTATCAGTGTCCTCATATATCTCTGAATGATTTAGGGAAGCATATAAAGGCGAGGAATATCGTAGGAAAACTCGGAAATAGCAATAAAACAGAGAAAGCTTTGTTTAATTATATATTAAGCGTCAATGATTATCTCGAAAGCATCTCGGCGCATCAGTTAGACCCGACATACACGAAAAGATTTGAGAAATGTAAAAATAAGAAGGAGAAGGAGCGATGTAATAACGTGTGTTATTTGGGGGTTTTCAAAAATTACGAGTGGCTTGATTTGGCTTTACACGCTTTAATCAATTCGCTTGATATTAGCAATATAGGAATGCGGTTTTTTCAAGATGTCTTGGCTAAAAATGATAGAAAGACTATTCCTTATGAACTCAAAAAAAGGGTATGGCATAAATACAATAATAATGATATGAGCGGGAAATGCTATGTGTGCGATAAGAAACTTGAAATTAAAGATATGGAATGCGGGCACATAATAGCTCACGCATTAGGTGGAGAGATGACATTGAATAATTTACAACCGACTTGTAAAACTTGCAATCGCGATATGGGAGTTATGAATCTCAACGAATATAAACTGCTTTTCAAATAGATACTTATAATACTTAAGAATAAATAAAAAATGATTATTATTTTTAACACAATTATTATCATAATAAATGCTAGTAATTTTCAAAATCTCAAGTATTCTATTGATGGCTATCTTCTATTCCTTCTCGATCTCCAAAGTGTTCTCTTTCAGTAGCCGGCCGAATATTATGAGATGCCCCAGTTATCCTAATATGAATAGCATATACAATTATACATACAGCTTTCAAAATATAGACGCTGTAATGTGTAGTAATTATAAATATATCATTAATGATAAAAAAAAACGCAATATATATCTAAGGCTACGAGAGAATATGGTAAATAGAAATGTATATTTGTAATGTATATTTGTTGCATATTGTTACATATTGTTATATATATCTTATATAAATAAGATTAGTATTAAATAGATATTATTTTTTATTTTTAGAGCGTATATATCTTCATAATACTTGATTCAATAATATAACATTTATTATGAATGAACTTTTGTATCAAGTAATTGTATTTATTAGCAGGTTGCTATGCGTCTCTCTCCTGATATTTAATAAATCCTCTAACCTTTTTAATCTCAATTCTTTATCATTATTCATTTTAATTAATTTTTTTGCTGCACCATACAATGCATAGTTTATTTGTCCTACTTCTATCGAAAGCATATCTGGAATATTTAATTCATCGCTATTATAACTATTTATAATTGCAAATATTACTATTTCCTAAAACAATAAGCATAATTGCTTTAATAGTTAGGCTTTGTATAAAAAAAATTATAATAAGTAGTAAGTAATAAATAAGTTATATTTTTAGGTTGCTGTGTGTATCCTCTACAGAATACTGACATCCGAAGATATCATAGAATCTTATTAGGTTGGTTGCTGGGTGTATCCTCTACAGAATACTGACATCCGAAGATATCATAGAATCTTATTAGGTTGGTTGCTGGGTGTATCCTCTACAGAATACTGACATCCGAAGATATCATAGAATCTTATTAGGTTGGTTGCTGGGTGTATCCTCTACAGAATACGGATATATTGCTGCATTATTATAATAATATGATGCTAAAACCTTATATCAATTTTTATAAATGTTTTCTATTGTTTTAATAAACTGTTTTTTATCATCAGTTCCAAGTTTATCCCAATTTATTTTTGAAATATTTAGTAAAATTACATTAACTACCAAATTGCCCCCTAAAAGACCTTTATTGTTGAATATTACATTATTTAATGTAAAAGGTGGTATGTCAATTTTTATATAATTATTATCTATATATTTAATCGTTTTACAAGAGCCTTCTAAATAATCTTTGAGATTTATGAAAATATCTATCATTAAATCAATACGATCATTAACTATTTTATGACGATATTCTATATTTTTGTTATTTAATCTATTTTTATCATAGTCAAGACCTTCATAAGAATCACTGGAATCATCAGAAGAATCCGTTGATGAATCTGTTGCAGAATCTGTAGAAGAATTTGAAGGCGAATCAGAACAAGAATTGCTTTTCTTATTAAATATCTTGGTAGAATTGGCGTTAGATATCATCATTTTAATTTCTATCTCGTGCTCTATCCCGTCATCATCTATATACTGTCTCTTAAAATGCGGATACTCTTTCTTACATAATATACTAAAATTGAATGGCTTTTTAACGCCTTTTAATAATATCCTGATTTTTTTGTTTTTATCATTATGTAAATCAAGGTAATTAACGGGCAATATTATACTATGCTTGATAACCTTTGAAGAAGGATTATAATAATTTTTCCTATTAAATCCCTTAGATAAACCCTTAGTTAAAAAAATATTGGCAAGATTTATAAATGTATTTTTAACCTTCTTCTTATCATTGAAATAATTACTATACATATCCTCCCAAAAGTTTATATATGGATTACTGTAGTCCCCGAAGTCCCCGAAGTCGCCGAAGTCGCCATAGTCTCCGTAATCCCCGAAGTCTCCGCGATTATTATCGGTGCTATTAGGATATGCTCGTAATTCTCCGTAATTATCAAAATCTTCAATAGCTTTTTTATAGGCTATACAAGCCTTCTTGAATCTCTCTATCTTGGCATTTTTGACTTTGATATCTTGTATTTTAATTAGCTTATCTGGATGACATTCTAATGCTATTTTTTTGTATATTCTCTTTATATCCTCCTTAGTATATTTAGAAATGTTATTAATATCTAAACCCAATATTTCAATATACATTATATAGATGTTAGATAATATTCTTAATTTATTCTTTATATTATATAATTTTATATAGAGAGGTTAGTTTGATTCAGTTATTCTATTGGTATTTTTAAGAAAATCTTTGTCTGTCATTCTACGAACGAAGAATAATTTATTGACAGGACACTCGGATTCTTCGTCCTGTAATTCAAATCCGTAAGATTTTGCTATATTAGCCATAATATTTCCCTCGTATGTCATCAAAGATATATACTTTTTATTGACAGGGCATATTAGTAGCGCATAATCTAATAATATTTTTCCAAGTTTTCTGCCTCGCATACTCTTGTCTATATAAACTTCTTGGATATAAAATGTATCAACCTTATCTGATACATTGTCTATTTTAAAATATCTGCTTTTTCTAACAATTAAGAAGCCTACCATCAAATTGTCGGAATACAATCCGTACAAGCGATTTTTAAGGATTAAATCATCTATTTCTTTAACTAAACTGTCGGGTGTATAAGTATCCTTTGTTAATTTCTTGTAATTATAGTATTGCAAGTAAGCCATAAACTTATCCTTATTTTTGTTCAATACCAACCTAATTACTATATTTTTTCCGTGAATATCCTGATATTCCTTCACACTCTTGTTATATAACCTCATTATCTCATTATACTCGTCCCTTCTCTCCTGAATTAATGTCTTAGATTTATTGACAGATATCAATTTATTCAATAAATGCTCTGAATTATTATTTATAAACATCTTGATTCTCTCATAATATAATTGCTTTTTAACATCTATTTTTTCTTTCTTATCAACAGTTATATCAATATTTTCTAGAAAATGATTTGGAGCTGAATGCGCATATTTAAGCTTCTTGCTCCACGCCTCTATATTTGATTTGCTAACATACATATTTGTCAATGGGTCATAAAACTTATTGCTATTGGATTCACCCATAATCTCCGTATTTCCCTTTGTCTTCTCTATATAATAAGTATATTATTTAGTTATACTCTGTCTATCAATTTTTACAACGAGGGAGAACCCCAGCCCCCAACGCGGTTTTATATGGGGGAGACCGCCCCAAACACGGTTTTATGAAGGGCTGGGGGAGACCGCCCCAAACGCGGTTTTATGAAGGGCTGGGGGAGACCGCCCCCACCGCGGTTTTATGAAGGGCTATTGAGAGGCTCGCAAGCTATTTATATTACCTTTATGGTGTCTTAAAAAGGAACCGGGTTTTTCTAAAAATTGAAAATTAAAATTTGAGTACATCTCTCTGTTTTTTCAAAAATTTCAAAAGTTTTTTAGAAATTACAAAATAAATCAAGAGATGTACTCAAAATTAAAAATGAAAAAATAATAATATTCTAGTGTCTCTATAACTGCTCTTTTAATCTAACTATTTTTATTATAATTACAAAGAGGCTATTGAAAGGCTGCGGAATAAAAATTGATACCTATTTTTAATTTAATAAATATCATAATAGATGGCGCATATGTACGCTATTACAGAAGCTATTCGCAGTAGTCTCGGTTCAAACTTTATAAAGTGTGTCCAAGGATATCACCTTATAAATGAAGACCCTATTAAAGAATCCCCTTGGGAACAAATTAACGCTACTATATTTGAAGCTTCGGGATGTTCTGTAATTTCACAAAGCAAAGGTTCTCATAATCCTGGCAAGGATTTATTGTGTTCTCTTGGTGGCTTCTCAAATAAATCAACAAAATATAATAAGGGGTGTGAATCTTTTACGATTAGTTCATACAGGCTTACATCAGTATGTTCTGATAAGAATGTTGGAAATATTGAAGATATTATTACAGAAATTAATAATCGTAAAAACTTCGCATACTACTCTATTATTGTAAGGGATGAAAGTGAGACACAGATATTATACGATTGGTATATTATCCCTAGTGATTTTCCAGAGCTCAATCCTTCCTCTTATAAATGGAATTATAAGTTGGGAAAAAAAGGAAAAAATACAGGTGCTAAAACAGGCTGGGAAACAGACTCTCTTAACGGCTCTTCTATGTCTATTACATTCAGTATGTCATCACAGCTATGGATTGATTTACATATTACAGAAGAAATGAAGCAGTTCATAATTGGTTCTTGTCGTGTAAATATTGGTAGAAAATACAACTATATCCAGCTCTACGAAAACAATAGTTCTATCACCTAATTATTTATTGTTGCCTCTGCAGTTTCCACAACAGCGCGTAGTAATCGTTCGTTAATTATATTTATATAATCTGTATTTATTTCAATCCCAATAAATGGAAGCCCTATTTTTTTAGCCGCCACGCATTCGCTTCCTGAGCCTGCAAATGGAACAAGAACATATCCGTCTTTTGCCGGTTGTTTGCAAGAGCGAATTAATTTATCGCATAATGCAAGAGGCTTTTGAGTAGGATGATCTACTCTCTCGTTCATACCAGCTCCTCCTGCAAGCGCTGGTATCTTAATAACATCTCTAGGCAAAGCTCCATTAGTATGTGCGGTATATGTCGTTTTTTTATCTCCTTTTGAGAAACGCCCTTTTGTAGCCTTGCGCTCCTTGCCGGCGGCGCCTTTTAAAAACCCGTCGGTATAAGGTTCTCTAATATCGTCTCTATGAAATACCTTATCTTTTTTCCACAATACAATTATGCTTTCGTGAGAACGCTGCCAGAAATTGAGAGACGGAACATTTTTATTAGTATAATGCCACAATATCCAGCGACGATTGATATCATATGGAACCTTTGAAAGGATTAGGGCAAGAATTTCGCTGAATCCATAAATAAACATAGTACCATTCGGTTTTAGAATCCTCAAACACTCTTTAATCCATAGTTCGCACCAAAGTAAATATTCGTCCATCGGTTGTTTATCGCTATCATTTCCAAAATCTTTCCCTATGTTATATGGAGGGTCTGCTATAATAATCTGTGCCGATTCTGTTTCAAGCGTCGGCAAGATTTTTATTGAATCTCCACAAATTACATCTTGTTGCAAATTACTATCGGCAACGGACATCAGCTCAGGCTCAGGCACCAGCTCAGGCTCAGGCACCAGCTCAGGCTCAGGCACCAGCACAGGCTCAGGAATATTTCGCGGCAGTTCAAGTATAGCAATTAGGTCAGCCTTGTTTTTATTACTATACCCTTTAATATTGAGTCCCCTACACAGCTCCTTCAATTCAGATACAGTTTTTAGAGCATAATTAATATTGCCAGACATACTATCGGAAATATTATTCATATATATAATATAATCATTTTTTAACATTGTATAAATAACATATATATGATTTTATTAGCTAATTATAATTATATTCGTAATTCGTATGAATAATTGGAATAGACTTGATGAAAAATTTGCGAGTATAATAAGCGATAATTATGAATATAATATATTGTTAAATAGGATATTATTATCTCAAAACAATACCTTATTATATTCCCCGCTGGGTTTTCCAATAGATTTGTTTTCAGATTTAATAATAAAAAAAAAGTTCAATATACAAAATAAAATATATAGATGCGAGCATATATGGGATAAAGCCCTCGTTTATAACGAGAACACTCATTTTATTGAGCTGGATATAATGAATCCCGATAATGCGAAAAATATGGATAAAATTACGCCATTCCTTCTCCACATTATCAAGCATAAAAACATAGGATACGAGAAACACTTTATAATCATTAAAAATATAGACCTATTATCTAAACTGTATTACGATTTTCGCATATTACTTGAGAGATATTCAAATAACATTACATTTCTATGTACTACACACTATATGTCTAAAATAGAGCTACCTATTAAAAGCCGTTTTAACAGTTTCCGCATTCCTCTATTCACCTTTGAAGAGATAAATAATATATTTGTAAATTATCTCGACATATCTGTTAGAGAAGAATTGGCTGCTATGAAAACACGGAATATTATAAAAGCCCTCTTCATATCAGAGGTTGAAAATAGTCCCCACGCTGGCGAAATATTAACCGAAGATTTTATAAAATATAATTACCCTCCTTTCTTTGAATTCATCAAGACATATGATAAAAATAAAAATAATATGGAAGATATCAGATATCTCTCTAATAAATGCTGTCAGTATAACATATCCATCCACAAAATTATAGAAGACTTCCTAATTCTCGTGGATCACGGCGATTACTATCTTCGCATTAAATATTCTAAATTACCTGTAAAAAAATACGAGGATATCAAGAAAAACGAGAAAATGAAAATAATAGAAATAGGTTCTAGCATAGAATATATGCTATCGCAAACCAATAAATCCAAAGAGCCCATATATATAGAAATGCTTTTATTCAAACTCCTCTATTAGTCAGGTCGTCGCCTGCTGGTCGCCTGCTAGTCAGGTGGCTCATCGCGAGGATATGAAATACCCTTGTTATATCCCTTCATAGTAATATACTTCAATTCGCTATTATATACATCCTTTTTTTCAAACTTAAAATTATTAAATATGACATCGGCTGCTACAAATTTATTACACTCATATTTCTTATCATATACTATTGTCATATACATATACTTGATTTTATCAACATATTTATCTAAACACTCATTATATAGCTGTGCGCCGCCAATTATAAAAGCGCTCTCTATTTCCTCGTTTTCCTCAACATATTTAAAAGCATCCTCAATATTCTTAAAAACCTTGATATTATCTTTGGAGTCGCTTACTTCACAAGATATTTTCTCGTAATCTGCTGAACTTATTATAATATTTATTCTATCCACAAGAGGCCTCATGGGTAAAGAGTACCAAGTGTTTTTCCCCATTATTACACAATTCCTCTTTTTTTTATCATCACACGAGGTAGTAATCCTTTTGAAATGCTTTAACTCCTCGGGAATATGCCAGCACATCTTATTATCATACCCTATCCCATAATTAGTACTTGTCGCAACAATTATATTAATTGCCTTCTTAGAACTCATCAGAATGTAATATATGTAATATATATATAATTGCAATAATCGTTTATATATTACCATACATTACCATTTCAATAATAGAAAAAGAATATTTAATCCCTTGATAGCTATGTATATACAAGTAGAAACCAATATATTTTCATTAACCTGATTGTCTATAGTTCCTCTCAATTCATTATTGAATACTGAGCAATTCCGCATAGTCTAATGTAATGCTGTATGCTGTATGCTGTATGCTGTATGCTGTATGCTGTATAATGCAATTTAACCTTTATATCACCGTATTATTCGGGATTACATTTTATTATAGAGGTCGTTCATAATGTCATATACACGGTCTTTGTATTCTTCTATGCTTTCGCCCTCTTTCTTTTCTACCATATCACATACCTTGATTTTGATTTTATAATTTTGAACTAAGAATAGTTTTAAGCACGAATGAAGCATAGATTCGCCGTTGTCAGAATTATGATGCAAAGAATCATCCTCGTATTTTATTACAATAGGCAATATAGGATATCCCTCAACGAACGCCCCTTTTCCGCTGAACTCTGTGATATTCCCTGGAATCTTAGCTATATTACCAGAACCGGGTGCTATAAAAACGACGGGGTCGCCAGACTTACGATTATCTACGCGCTCCTTAATTTTGTTGCTCGTTTTCCCTTTTTCTACATATATGTTCCCGTATTTCTCATTATTCTCCTCGGTATATCCAAAGATACTATATAGTATCGTTCTTAAAATTACTATATTGCTACGAGGGAAAGCACTTGCTATTACAAAACCGTCAGCAAGCGTCGTGTGATTAATAGTACATATAAACTTCTTATCGCTGTATAAATACTCCATATATTTAATGTAATCGGCCTTTGATATATCAATATTAAAAGACAAGATAAACATAATGAACTTGCCAAAAATTAATATGACAGACATTATACTGCTCTCGTCTCTTATGAAATGCAAAACGATATTTGATAATCTCAATAATAATAGTAAAAATATTACCCTGAATGGAACAAGAATATATAATATTATTGTTTTTATTAAATTGATAATATCATTTATTTTATCATTCATTTTATTAATTATACACATTAATTATTACATTATTATCACGCGTAGCTACACGTGGTTTTTATACATTAATGTAGTATATTTAGGGATGTCAATATTATAATATTCTTTATTGGCATATTTATTGTTTTTAATCCATATCCTCGCTATATAATATAATTTCTTGGGGCTTATTGATACGCCGTTAATATTATTCATTACATCATCGCTCGTTCCTATCGTTTCTCCCAAAATACTCGCGCACAATTCAAAGAACTTTTTCTCAAAATCTTCCGGTGATATTTTGAATGACAAGCATCCGCCATTAATATTCAGCTCATCCTCGTATCTCGGAATAATATCAGCCCTCATTATAAAAAACATTCCTTTCTTGAAAAGCTCCTTATATCCCTTGAAATATCTCGCATAATCTTCAACCGTTGATATCTGCCCTATAATCTTATAACTTTTATCATCCCAATTAATATCATAGGGATCGTGAAAATATATAGACCAACAATCATTTAAAAAATTGCCATTATTAGTGTTGTTCATATTATATAAAATATATGTTAATAATTCTTATATATTAGGATTGAAAGATAATAATATCTAATATCTCTAAGATAAATAAGAGGATTTTGCTAATTATTGAATACATTTTTATCATATCCTGGCAGTAAATCTGTATTAAATAATTCGGATAATATTTTTCCACAAAAATTTCGTAATTCTTCATAAGGCGAGTTTGTATTATTATATATGTTGGTTGAATGTAATACTATGTTTATTATATTAGAATCGGCGGGTATATTATGTTCTATGAAATTAAAATATAATATATTATAATCAATATTAGCATATTTATTTCTAATAAAATTTTCAAGTTCTAACATTTCATTAAATATATTATCATTAAAGTCATTTTGGCGATACTTTTCGTCATAAAAATAATCTTCGTTGATATACACGAAATATTTTTTCTTAGGATGCTGTATAATATCTCTGAATCTCTCAATTCTTCTCGTATATTCTTCAATTCCTGCATCAATATCTTCGTTAAAATGTGCTAATTCAAAATCATATTTATTAACAAATACCTTATTTCTTACATCGGGGATATAATCTTCAAAATCGTTTTCTAATACTTTTTGAATTTTACTAGGATATAATGGTATAGTCCAATCAAATGGTAATGAAAATTTACGCATATGCGCGTATTTACACGCTAATGCCGAAGAACATCTATGGCCGAATGGTATGGCGTAATAATCGCCTTTTACATCTATGGAAAAATTATTAGGATTATTTATCTTGTATGAAAACATATATATCTTATATCTTATATTTTAACAATAATAAAATATTAGCAATAAAAATACATTATAGCTTCATTATAGTATATTTATAATAATAAAACCTTCGTATAATATTTTAAAAAATATTGTTATTTATTTAGAATAATAATGTCATTTATAGATAGTTTAACAAAATGCCGCGTAGCTGATGGAGTGTATAAAAATAAAGATGAAGTTGATAATGTAGGTGAAGAAGAGAAGAAGGAATACGCCCTTTTTAAAATAATTGATTTTATAAAAAATAAATATAAAACTGACCGAGAAAAACAAGGAGAAGCAATGGATAAATTAAAAAAAATTACGTATAAATGCAACCCTATAATAGAAAAAAGGTTTAACCTACCTGATTATTTATTTAAGCAAAAAGTTCTTAAACAAACTTATTATGATCTACGTATTGATCCTGAAACCTTTAAAAATGCTAATACTTTCAAAGATTTTTTTAAACAAAATGGTTTATTAAATGATTTATATATAAATGAAGATGAAGCTATTATTTTTAAATTATCTTCTAACAATGAAGGCATAGAATATAATGTGTATATTAGATTATCAAAGAATATGCTGACTGAATTATTGACAAAAGAACAAGAACAAGAACAAGAACAAGAAAAAGAACAAGAACAAGAACAAGAACAAGAACAAGAACAAGAACAAGAACAAGAACAAGAACAAGAACAAGAACAAGAA